TGATGATTATATTCTTCTTGCTACTGTAGAAGAAGGTGGTGCAGGAACAAAATGTGTAATCACAGTCTCTCAACTACCAAGTGGAACAATTTCTGCCGAACAAATAGTTACAGGACTTCTTAATGCTGATAGAATTGATGCTTTAAGTATTACAACAGCTAAATTAGCTGTTGGAGCTGTTACAGAGGCAAAATTAGATACTGATGCGGTTACAGAAAATAAAATAAAAGACGGGGAAGTTGTGGATGCTAAGATAGGTTCTATGGCAGCGGGTAAGCTTACCGCTGGAACTGTTACTGTCGCGGTAGATGTTGGTGTAGGAAATGTAAAAATAGATGGGGCTAATAAAAGAATTCTTATTAATGATGGAACGGATGATAGAATTTTAATTGGTTATCAGAGTGGAGGATTTTAATGGCTGATTATGGTTTAAAAATTTCAAAATCTGGCTATGATGTAAAAACAGCAGCAGTTAAAGACTTAATAATAACTTCAAAGGCAAATCAATGGAAAATTCATATGACAGGAACAGTTAGTGGAACAGGACCTATTAATGTTGCTCATAGTTTAGGCTATACTCCTGGCTATTTAGGAGCTGATTATCATACAAGCGGAGCTCTTTCTGGTAAGGCTGAAAAAATGCACGTAAATACTAGGGTTGATTCTACAAATTTGGTTCTTTATCCACCATCTACTGGTTATACAAGATATTTTATTCTTAAAGATTTAGGAGCTTAAATATGGCTAATTATGGAATTAAAATCTCTGAAGCAGGATATGATATAGCAACAGCCAATGCAAGACAATTAGTTTTGAGCAGTCAATATCCTTTTCTAAAAGCCTATAATCAGGGTTCTTTTAGTTTGACCATTACTGGAGCAGGAACTTATACTCAGGAAATAACCCATAATTTTGGCTATCCAATTAAATTTGTTCATTATTTTCAAATTGATCCTACAACTTCAGGAGGTCGCCATTTAGGAATTTTTGCTGCTGATTCTCCAAGCGGTACGATTTGTTGTGAGTCTTGGGAAGATTCAAATAAAGTTTATATTGCCTGGGAGGATACCTCTTCCTCACCAGGTGCGTTTGAAACATATCCTTATACAGTTTATGGTTATTATTATCTTTTTTATGACTCAATTACTTAACTATGGCTGATTATGGTTTAAAAATTTCAAAATCTGGCTATGATGTAAAAACAGCAACTCCAGTTCAGTTGATTTTTTCATCTGCTTTTAATACTTTTAAAATTGTTCTTTCTGGTTCTACATCTGTGAGTGGTGATGCTTATGATAGTTTTTCAACAGAAGTCACGCATGATCTCAACTATGTTCCTCTTTGGTTAGTTTTTTATAAATCTAGTGCTGGTACTTATTATAAATGGGCACACGGGTATGGAGACTTTTTACCAGGTGATAATGGTTGTTCTTATCCAACTATTAGGGTAGATACAAGTGAATTATACATTTCTGGGATGTTTTATGAAGATGATGAAACTGTTTATTTTTACTATAACATTTTTGCTAATCAAATAGAGACATAGTAAGATAATAATATGATAATTTTTTATAATAAAAAAACAGGTAACATTTTCGGAAAAATAGACGGAAGAGTTCACACTGAAGAACGTTTGAAAATGTGGATTCAGCCTAGTAATGTAGCAAAAAAAGATATTGTAAAATATGTTGTTCCTTTTAAGCCTAATTTAGTTGAAGAAGAAGTACCTATTACTGAGTGGAGAATGGTTGATGAAAAAACAAAGAAAGTAAAAAAAGTAGTAGTTAGAAAGGAAAAACAGATGGTCACTAGAGGAGTAAAGCCAGCAGTTCCTTTTGCTGATTTTATTTATGATTTTGAAAGTGGCAAAAGATTCATTCATGATTATAAGGTAAAACTTAAAAATGGCAAAGTAGTAGGATTTGAAAGAAAGAAGGAAAAATGAAACACTTTTTAGTAAGAATATAATTATTTTAATATAAAAATATGGCGATACAAAAAACAGACATAAATCCAGCGACAGGCAAGCAATATGCGGTCAACCCCGCTACTGGTCATTGGGACGATTCTTATTGGGCCGAAGTGGTTGAACCAAAGTTAAAATCTCAATATGGCGGCGGTTCTTCTGGTGGCGGTGGAACTTCTGAAGAATATATTAAACAACTAATCGAAACCTTAACAAAAGAGGTCGTTCCTAAAGCAATTGAGTTTGATTCTGAAGCAGCAAGAAAAGCAGCCGAAGAAGAATGGGGGCCGTATTATGAAGAAATTTTAGAAGATTATTTAGCTCAAGTTAGTGTTGGCAAGGAAAGAGAAAAAGAAGACTTAACTACTTATTTAGAGTCTTTGGGTATAAGAGAAACAAGAGAAAAAGAAAACTTTGATGAAATCGTTAAAGCTCTTGATTTAAAAGAAGTAAGAAGCGCAGAAGACTTGGCTGTTGCACTTGAAGGGTATGGCATAACAGGAGCAAGAACAGAAGAAGATTTAGTAACTCATAATTTAGGATATATTCCAAAAGTATGGGTTTATACTGCTTATAACGCATCTTCTACTTATAGAAGAAGAATTCCAATTATTACTGCGGATGGACAAGGATATGATTATTATATTACAAGTTCTGTCGTTCATGTTAAAAGACCAGCTTATGGAAATAATCTTTTTAAAATAATTATATTTACAAGAAGTCCTCTACCATGATACAATAAAAAATATGATAATTTTTTACGAAAAAAAAACAGGAGTAATTATAGGTACGGTTGTAGGCAGGATTCATCCTAAGGAACATTTAAAGATGTGGATTGGAGATAAGAAAAAAACAGAAAGAATAATCGTTAATTGGAAACCTTATCGGTTTTTTGATCAAAAAGGAAAAAGGATAAATAAGACAAAGTTAAAAAAAGATAAGACTTATAATGCAGATTTTGAACCTGATACAAAACAAAAAGAAATTTTCAAAGAATTTGATAAAAAGCCAATGAGAGTATATGATTTTATTGTAGATATTAAATCTAAAAAATTAATAAAAAAAGAAGGTAGTAAAAAAAAGGAAAATTTATTGGCTTAACTAAGATAAAGAACGGAGGTGATAAAAATGCCTGACAAATCAGCTTATCAAAGAATTGCAGATTCAACAGAACTTACATCTAAAACTTTACAAAAAATGGAGAATAATTTAAAAACATTAAACGATTCTAATATTTTACATCAGACACAAAGTGCATTAGAACATAAAACTATAATTAATAAATTACAAGAATTAACAACAAAATATTGGTATTTAGTCCTAATTGCTTTTATTTTACTTGCTCTAGTAGCAGGAGTAAAAGAAGCTGCAAGATTATTACCAACAGGAGGCTAAAAAATGGAAAATATTTTTAAAACAGCGGCTATTACATCAATGATTGCAAGTAGTGTTTTGGCTATAGGAGCTTGTCTTTATTGGAAAGCATATAATGAAATGAAAAAATCGCCAATTATAGGTTGGGTTGCATCCTTATTAACAATGGGTTCTATAACAACAGGAATTACTTCTCTAGCATATTTATTTTTTCAACCAATTTGTTTTTATTTTGCGATTGGTGCTAAAATAATACTTGCTTATACAGGATTTATGTTTATTAAAGTATCTTTAACTCCGACAAATGGAAAAATAAAAAAATTTGAAAAAGATATAAAAAAACATATAAAAAAGGAGTAAATATGAAGAATTTAAATGTTCCTTATTTATTGAATTGTGGAAGTCTTTCTTTACATTTATGAAGAATTTGATGACAACGATGACAAAGTATTTGCCAATTACTTCCATTAAGTGGATTGTTTTTTCTATTTCTATCTTTGTGATGAATACAAAGATTTTTCTTAGAACCACATATAGAACATTTTCTTGGATAAATTTTAAAAGCCTCTCTTCGCCAGACACTTTGAGTGTTTTTTCCTTGATAATTAGGATTTTTCCAAAGGAACTTATCTTTCGATTTGGAACGAAGTTCTATATTATATTTTTTAAGCAATCTGCTAATAACATGATGAGAGACATTATAAAATTTACCAATTGTTCTACAACTCAATTCAATTTTATAAAGAGCAATAATTTTTTTTTCAGGCAATTTAATATAGTTATGTCCTTTTTTAAAAGCGGTTTTTGGAATAATGCCTGTTTTTTTTCCTTTATTCCAAGGAACTTGTCCCTTCTTAAATTTCATGATGGGACAATGATACAGGAGAATTAAAGAAATGTCAAGTAAAAACTTAGATGTAAAATTTAAATCACAGTGGGATTCTGATGGAGGAATTTCAAAAGATGATTGTGGTCCAACTTGTTTAGCCATGATTCTTAATTATTATGGAGAAAAAGTTACCACTGATGAAGTTTTTAAAGCGACTGGAGCAGGAATTGATAAATATGTGACCATTTCTCAATTAATAAAAGCGGGCAATAAGTGGGGATATAAAGGGCATTGGGAAATAAACTGCACAGAAAATAGATTAAAACAGTTATTAAATAGAAGGTTGCCACCGATTGCTTTAATTCATTACGAACCCTTATCTTCAAGACAAGATAAGAATTTTGAGGGTGGACATTTTATTGTTATGGTTGGAGAAGATTGGGATGTGTGGATTGCTAATGATCCTGATTTTTGGGCACAATATAGAGAACATGGTAATCATCATAGATATTTGAAACCTGAATTTATTAAAGCGTGGGAAGAAGCTGTAAAAGATGGCAATTCTCCTAGAGGATTGCTTTGGTTTGAAAGAAAAACCCCAGCAGGTTCAAATTGTGAGGAAAAATTAAAAGAGGTAGAAAAAGAATTAAAAGAAAAAAATGAAGCATTAAAAAGGGTTAATAAAAGCCTTGCAACAACCAATAATGATAACACTGCATTAGGTTCAGAGATAACAAAATTAGAAAATGATATAATAAAGGAGAAGCAAACATGTCAAAAAGAAAAGAACGATTTATCAAAAGAATTCAACCTAAAAGTCTCCACAGCGGAAAAGGCACTGAAAGAGGCGGAGAAAATTTGTGTAGAGGAAAAAAAGAAATTAGTAGAAACAAGTAAGTTAGAGCTACAGAAACAGGTTACTGATTTAGGAACAGCGTTAGCAATAGCTACTGAAAATCTTGAAAAAATAGAAAGTTCACTTGCTTACAAGATTTTAAAATTAATTACTAATTTCAAAGGGAGGTGAAAAATGGCAGCACCAGGAACACTAACAACACCTAGAGGTCAAGTTGCTAAATATGTCTATTATAGAACAGATTTAACTATTGCCGATCCCAACTATACACATAATTCAGAAGCAACAGGAGAAGAAGGTAGTAATTCACTTCAAGGAATTCCACAAGCCGACTTAAATGCTTTTATAGCAGCTTATGGATGGACTTCGGGTGGAGAAGTATTAACATATAATCCTATTACTGACCGCTATGGTGTCAAAAATGGTAGTTATGTATTATAAAGAGAGATATTAATAAGGAGAGATATAAAGGAGGTGAAAAATTATGGGTGCAACACATACACCAAATTATCCAACTAAAGCCCCTAGTGTTCCAACAGGACCAAAGGCTAAGGCTAAAAAATCACCTAGTAAAGTAATGACCCCTATGGGTAAAGCTAAAAAATAATATAGGTTTTTTTAAAGGGGGTGAATTAATATTAAAGATTTTTTAAAAAGACTTTCAAGTCGTAAATTTTTATTGGCAATTGTCGCTATGATTGTTGCTTTTGGCAATGGTTATTGGGATTGGGGCTTAGAAGTAAAAGATATTATTGCTTTAGTTACTCCAGCTTTGGCGTTTATTGGTGCAGAAGGTTTAGCTGATATTAAAAGGATAAAAGCAAAATGAGCAAAGAAATAGAACCTGCCGATTTAACACAAGAAGAAATAGAAGCCATTAAAGAACAAGTAGTTAAGGATTTGCCCTGGGCTGAACCACAAGAAGGGTCAGAGGGCGAAAAAAAAAGAACTCACTTGGGCCGAGCTTTGGGATTTAGTGGCTGAAGTTGGTGAATGGGATAAACAATTAGAAGAAATTAGAAAGGTAAATGAATAAAGAAGCCGCTATTCATTATGTAGATGGCTCGTCAAGGACAAGTGATGAAGTTAAAAGAAAGCTTCTACTAGAAGAGTCAACTGCAATTAGACACCTAACAGATTTTCCTGCTGGTCGTGATTTTGATGCTTGGACAGAGATTGCTACTAGACAGCAACGGGAAAGGAAAGAACTTCTTGAAATACCTGAACATGTCCATGTTGAAATAGACACCAAAAAACCTATCCTTATTGGTTTGTTTGGTGATGTTCATGCTGGTGGAGAAGAGGTTGACTATGAGAGGTTTGCTAAAGATGTAAGAGCAATAAAAGAAGCTGATGGTTATACGATTACTGCTGGAGATTTAACCGATTCTTACTTCTTTATGCCGGGAGCAGGCGAACAAATTTTAACAGGACAGGAACAGCTTTTATATATGCAATCAGCTCTTGATAGATTGGCTGAAAATGGTAAGTTAATTGCAGGTTTTGGCGGTGACCATGACTTGTGGCCTAAAGACAAAGGTGGAGCACATACTTTATATCATCAGTTTAATCAACGCTACAATGCTCATTATTTAGAAGGAGTATCTTATATCACTATTGGTTTAAATAATGGTGAAGAAGTGGTTGATTATAATATGGTAGGAGCACATAGGAGGCGAGGATTTTCGGTTTATAATGATTCTCATGCTAGTTTGAGACAAAGTAAAGATGAAGCTCCAGATTCAGATATGTCTTTTACCGCCCATAATCATGTTAAAGGTTATAATCAGCAAGTTCAAAAATTACAAGGTGGTGGAGAACATTTGGTTCATATGATGGCTTTAGGAGCTTATAAGGCTTCGGATAGATATAGTCGGAAAATGGGGTGGGCTAGAAAAGATGATGTGTCAATGGGGGGATTTGGAATAATTTTACACCCAGGAGAAAAAAATATTGAAGTGTTTTGGTCAATTTCTGAAGCATCAGAAAGGATGTTGCCATGAATAATTTAACGACTTTTGAAGAAGCCATAGATTCGGTTTTAAAAGAATTAAAGGATTTATTAATATTAAAACAAAAAAGCTATGGTAAACATAATATTACAGATTTTGGCAAGTTTGGGATATTAGTAAGATTGAATGATAAAATAAGTCGTTTAAAAAATCTCCAAAATAAAAAGAACCCTTTAAAAGACGAAACAATTAAAGATACATGGAAAGATATTGCTAACTATGCAATTATTTGGCTCATGCTTGACAAATAAATCTTCGATTTACCTCTTTCATAATAAAGAGAGATATTAGCAAAAGAGTAACGTATCCTGTGTGGAAACCATCAAAACATTTTTTTTATTTAATTTAAAGAATGACCACCCCCCGTGGGTTATGCCATTGTAATAGTATAATTGAGGGTTTGAGTTTTAGTTTAAAAAATAGATTTAAGATGGTTTGAGTTTGGGTTGTATATATAGGATAAAAGAGGGGTTGACCTTATCCCCGCTTATGATAAAATAATAATAACAAAGAATAATAGATTTTATTGAGAGGGGGTGACAAAACATTATGACTCCAGAGCAAATTGCTGAATACAAAGATATGAAGGCTAAAAAAGAGGCTCAAAAGGCAAAGGACAAGGCGTATTATGAAAATTGGAAGGCTCAACAAAAGAAAATGAAAGCATTTTACGCAAAATGGTATGGCAAGGTGGTCAAAGGAACAAAAATTGAATAATAGCCTGACAGAGTGGCTGAGCAATCGGCCACTCTGATGAGGTTTTTATCAAAGGGGGTGAAATTACCATATCTAAATACAAAAAATTTACAGAAGATGAGATTAAAGAGGTTTTAACAGATAGATGTCGGCACGGTTTACCAAGAACATTCTGTTACCGATGGTTTAAAACTGTCGGACAATGGCAAAAAGCAATCTATCCTAGCAAATTACGCAAAGAATTATAGGATAAATCAAAAAGACGATTTACCCCTATACAAAGTAACGATATTAGGTATAAAAGCATAAAATTACTAAAATAATTATGAGATATTTTATGAGTGATGATATTAAAAAAATAAACATAGAAAGTATTTTTAACCCCTCTTTTACCTCTTCTTTTAATCACTCCTCAAGTAAGTCTTATTGTCTTTATAATAAAAAAAGGCATATCAGAAAAATAAAACAAAATATTCGGGACATTGGTTTATCTCTGCTTATGATTACATTATTTACACTATTCTTCGGGTATAACCTATTGCGGGGTATTGATAGATATTACGAAAATCAAGACAAAATGTTCTGCAAATCGGCTTTAGTTAGCAAAAACAAGGAATATCTTAACAAATGTCAATGCTTTTACAAGGGGGGTGATATAAATTGCATACATTAACAAAAAATGACTCATTAACAGAGTATAGACTGTCTAAAGAACCTAAATCATTACGACGACTGGCTTGGATTTTAGAAATGAAACGAAGCGTTCCCTATTGGAACTCACGAAATGTCAACAGAACAAGACGGTGGCTAAATATCAAAAGAGATAAACAAATTATATTACTAAAAAATGAAGGATTATCTCTGGAAAATATATTTGCTTTTGTCAAAAAATATAAGTTAGTCATCGAAATGTGCAAAAACTAGGAGCTTAACTTAATTCCCTAATCAATTAGGGAATTAGGACTAATCTCTTACGAGAGGGGGTGACACATTATGAAAACAATCAATCTCTATATTAAACACAATTACGGTGCTGAATATGCCTATGTCAAAGACGAAAAAATGGCAAAACCGATCCGACAACTAACTGGACAAAAAACTGTTAGTCGAGGGCATATTAAAGCTCTAAAAGATTTAGGGTTTAATTTTAGAATAGTTACAAATACCGACATTATTGGATAAACAAGTCTTTTTACGAATGGGGGTGACAAAATTATGAGAAAAATAACTCAAAAAGAACTAATTCAAAACGAAGGATGTAGCAAATACTTATTAAAAAAAATCAAAAATCATGCTTTAAACAGTTTTTTTAGATTGAATGCTAAAACTGCTGATTGTTATGCTTTTGACATATCAAAAAATGATTGGTGCGGTGGTTGGGATTGGTCAACAATGTTAGTTGATTCTGAAGCAAAGTATCTTTTTATGTTAAAAGATAAAACTTTCTATCTTGCTTAAAGGAAGGAGGTAATTCTTATGATGGGAGCATTATACCCAACTAAAAAAGCATTAAAAGCTTGCGTCGGTCAGAGTTTGCGGTATCAAGAAACATCGATGTTTGGTGCTGAATACAAAAGAAATGGCAGTTTTTGTGTAGTCGGACCAAATCCGATAGAACGAAAATGGTTTGCTGAGGTAACAATGAAAAATGGCTTAATCGCAAAAGTCAGTTAGAGCTTAACAGAGTGAACAATCACTTGTTCACTCTAATGAATTTCTAACGAAAGGGGGTGACAACTATAATGAATGATTACCAAAAAGAACAAAACAAAAAAAGGCAAGAGTTATTAAAAACAGTTAAGAGCTTTACTAACGAAGCGGTCAAGTTAGAGGGCGGAGACAGTATGGCTGTTAAAATAACTAAAGATTTTCCTATTTATATCAGAGGCAAGAACTTTAATAATCAATATACTTTTAGTTTATGGCATAAATTAAAATATATTACCCATTCTGATAGGAACAGAGTGGAGGAAAAATACCAAAAGCCTAATAATATAGGAGTAATGAACGCCAAAAAACTTGAAGCCTGGGTTAAGTATTTAAAATTGATATATCTTGACTTGTGTCAATTAAGTAAAGACAAACAAAACAAGGTCGATACCTTTATGACTAAGGTTAAAAAGATAAAAGACCTAAAATTAGGCGGTTACAACCTTAGTGAGGGCGAGTTTAGAGGAACTCTTGTCAAGGGCGGTTTAGACTATAGCTTTGAAATTAACAGGAGTGGCTATATTAACGAAAAAATAGAAGTCCACTATGCAACTGATGAAACTCTTGAGAACTTTTTAAAGTTGGCAGACAACAAGCTTTAAAAAGATTTAGAGCTTCACAGAGTGAACAAATAATTGTTCACTCTAATGAATCTTTAAAGAATGAACTAATTCAAGAAATTAAAAAGAAAGGAGGTAATGAACTATGACATCATTAAGTCTTAACAAAAAAGCACAGGTCAAATTGGGTATGGGTGGTGAGTATCTAGAATTGAATATCTTTGGATTAACCAAAGAAGAAATGAAAAAACTCTCCAGTCTTTCAAAAGGACATTTAAAACTAGACAAAGGAAATAAAGATACAAGCATTAAATGGTTGGCGGGATTAGCAAGAGTAGTATTTTTCAAAGATTAGAATTTAACAAAGCTTCTAACTAGTTTGGGGGCTTTGATTAGATTTTAAGAAAGGAGGCTAACAATGAATGAAGGCATAGTCATAGGAATGGACGTTTTAACAATGACTGCTAGAGTAAGACTTAATGCAGAAACAATAAAAAGTATTAAAGCAGAAAGAATTTACAAAATGGGTGAAATTATTAAAATCTCACAGGAAATCCCTTGGTATCTAAAGAAGCAAATAATCAAAAAAGACATCTGGGGTAATCCTATACCTATTCACGGAGAGAGGATTGCTTAGAAAGGAGGCGGTAGTATGTATAAAAAAACAGAAGAACAACTAGAAGCAGAAATTATTGACGAACTAATAAGAATGAAACGCTTTTGGCAAAAGCCAACGAGCTATAAAAATCATACCAAAAAATCCCTTGTTGATATGATTGGCTATGACCTAACAAGGATTATGCTTGCTGTTAATGATTTAAAAGAAAGGAGGAAAAAATGAAAGTCAATAAAAAAGAAATGAGATATATTGACGAAATCTTAGAACTTATTGATAACAGAGACGAATTCACACGAAGCGACCTTCAAGGTATAGTTGGAGCGTTAGTAAAAAAAATTATTGAGGAACAACGGAAAGTTTAATAATAAAGAAAACAGCTAATCATTTTACAAGTTTTTTAACTCTGGCTAGAGGTTAAGAGGCTGACTAAGCTGATTATACATTATTAGCACATTAAAAACTCGATCAGAAAAGGAACAAAAATGACAAGTGCAGCTATGGCAGCTAAAGCTATTCGAGAAGAATTGAAAATTAAATTTCCTAATATAAAATTCAAAGTTAGGAGTCAAAATTACTCAAATGGCAATTCAGTCAATATCAGTTATAAAAACGCCATTCCTGAGGACAAAATAGAAGCTATTGTTAATAAGTATCAATACGGCAATTTCAATGGCATGATTGATCTATACGAAATGACCAATGATCGAAAAGATATTCCACAAGCGAAATATATTTTTGTCAATAGAGAAATCGATCAAGATATTCTTGACACTAAAAAACTAGAAATTGCCAAAAAGTATGGCATAGAAAATCCCGATGATAATATGGAATGGCTAAAAAAATTCAATCAATACTCTGAGCAAATAGTCTGGAAAGAAGTATCAAAAATGACTATTTAATCCTTCATAATCTCTTCAAGTTTGATCGAGGCTTGAAGAGATGATTAAGAGATTAAAGGAAGGAGGTGAAAAATATGAGAAAACTAAAAAAGTTTATTGATAGATTGAAAAGAGCTTGGGATTTAGCTAAGAAAATAAAGATAATTAGAAATAATGCTACTGGTATTGATGAGATATGGTTTGACAGAACAAAAAAAGCCAATAGAGGAATTTGTAGCTCTTATTGTAGAATTGCTTAGAAAGGTGGTGATATTTTATGAATGACGAAACCTATGAAGCATTAAAAAGAGTAGTTAAAAAAACTAGAAATCTACTTAATACAAAATACGGACATAGAAAACGACTAAAATCAAATGAGGTATGGGAAAAAGCTGTCTTGATTAAAGATATTAGGCAAGTAGAAAACTGGATTGACGAAACAGCTAAAGAACATAACTAATTAAATTATAACAGAGAGGTGGTGATAATATGAAAACCTATATTCTCAAAAGTAACTATGAATATGAAATTCAAGCCAATAGTAAAGACGAAGCTCTTGAAAAGTGGAACGAAATAATTGAAGAGGAATTAGGATCTACTAATCAGGGTCTTTTGAATGTGCTTTGCGAAAGTTTGTATGCTAAAGAAATATAAAGAAAAGAAAGGAGTTAGAAACTAATATCTAGAATGAATAAAAACTATTCTTCTAAAAGGGAGGTGATAAATTATGAGCAATAAATTAAATGCTGAAGATGAACTAGAAATTGCTACAGAGATGATGACTGAAGCACAATATGACGAATTTCTGAAAAGAGTGGAAAAGGCAGAAGGAAAAGAAGAATAAACATAAAAACTCACAAAAAGGAGGTGAAAAAAATGATTGACAGAGGCAGAGATGAATATGGACAATTTGTTTCCTATCTTCCTCGATATTACGATCATCATAAATCTTATCTTGAGCTACACGATAATCATACTATCTGGGATTTAGAAAATGAAAATAAAACAGACGAGGAGTATCTTGTGCTAGTAGAAGAAGCTGTTCAGTTTTTTGAATTAAGAACAGAAACACCCTTGTTTCTCTTAGGTAGGTCAGGAAGACACGTTTGTGTAGAGGATAATTATAAAAACAGCAAAAGGTATCAATGGTTAAAAAGGGTAGCTTTAGAATTAGAACAAAATATGATTGATACTTTTAATACGAAATAAGAACTTCATTGGCAAGATAAGTATACCTTGTCTTGCTAAATGAATCCCTTATGAAAGGAGGTTATTATGAAAAAATATATTAACGGTTTGTCAGGAGAAGAAGAACATTTAGCATTAAAGATGTTAAATAAAAAAGAGATGACAGAAGAACAAAAAGACTTCTTGAAAAGATTAGAAGAATTTTTCAAGTGGAACTGCAGTAAAAGTGAAATGGATGATAGAGCAATGATTTTGAATCAATTATTAGAAGAATTAACAAATTATTAAAAAACATTAATAGAGAGGGGGTGAAAAACATGACAAGAGGAAAATTTGTCTTAATAACTAAAAAGCAGGTTTATATTAGCACAGAATTCAATGGCGATATGTATCCTGAATATCATGGCAAAGATGTTTATAGACGATTATTAAAGGTAAAAAATTTAGCAGATTTAACCAGAGAAGTTAAAGACTTTAATAAACAAAACTTTAATTACAAAGAAAAGCTCATAAATGAGAGAAGTCTTAAATGGTTAAAGAAAACTAAGGATTTTAATTGGAGATACTTTGATAATTGGTTCAGTGACTGGCTCTATATTAAAAATCTTTCGGGTGAAGATATTACCTTCATATTGGATAAAAGCAAAAAAGATAGACTTGTGCTTAATGGAGAAACAGTTGCTTTTTATTTTGGTCGAAATCCTAATAAAAAGGAAAAAGAGCATCTTATGCATATAGTCTAAAAAAGTCTAAAAAAGAGGAGGTGATATTTATGGAAATTACCAAAGAAGATTTTGAGAGCTATAAAAGGGTAAGAGACTCTGGGGTAACTAATATGTTTAATGTTAAAAAAGTTGGCGAGCTTTCAGGATTGGAGAAAAAGACGATACTTGAGATAATGAAAAACTATGCAACTTTAGAGAAAAACTATGCATAAGTAGTCTGACAGTAGAGGTTTGTCTAAGGCGGATAAACCTCTACTGATGAGATTATTTAGAGAGGAGGTGAATTATGCTAGATTTCATAGCTGGAAATATACAGGCTAAAAGAGCTTTATCAATCGCTCTCGACGGTAAACATTCTATTAAGTTTATAGGAAATGAAGAGGCTAAACAATTTGCAGATTTTGCTAAAAAACAAAGCATAGAGGCTTATGCTTTTAAGCCTTGTCTTTGTGGTAATTTTGGAAGTTCAACAAAATCTTGTAGTTGTAAGCCTGAAGAAATAGCCGAGGTTCAAAGGAAAATTGCTTTAACTCCTACAGACTTAACTGTGGAAACGACTAGACCACAAGTAAAAAAAGCAATGATAGTTCTTGCTAAAGAGTTTAAAAACTTAAATCCAGAAGTATTAGCTCTTTTAAATAATGCTTATAGTCAAATGAATCTTGAAATGTATGAAGCAAGGCAGATATTAAGGGTTGCTAAAACTATAAGTAAGTTGAATCAAAATTCAAGAATTGAGACTTGTGATTTAGCTGAGGCTTTACAGTATAGACCAAAGTCTTAATTCTTTTCTCTCTCTTTAAGAAATTAAAGAGAGGATAAAGAGTTAAAATAAAAGAGGTTTGAATAAATTTTAATAAAAGATAAGCCTAGTTAGAATTGAATGGTTGACTTTTGGAGTAGAATGATGTATAATATATAGAGTTAAAAAAGGATTTTAAGAAAGGAGTAAGAAAATGAGAACAATAGGAAAAAGGAATGTCAATTTAGTTAAGAGGTTAACAAGAAAAGCTCTTGAAAAGAGAAAAATGCCGTGGGGTATAGTAGAAAGCTATCAAGGAATTGACAAGGAAATAATAGACGAGTTGCCTGTTAAATTGTGGGACACTTGGGAAATGGCTGACCAAGAAATTCGGAGAATTATAAATGACACGATTGGAGCTTATTGAAAGGAGGTAAAACTATGAAAGTTACAATAACTCATAAATGTAAAAAAAGAGCATACGAATATAAAACTATCAATCTTAATAAAACTGGATTGAAGGGTTGGGAAATATCTACAAGGTGGGGACAATATGGTCCTATAAATAATGTAAGAATTGATAAAGAAGGTAATATCTCCATTGTAGTAAGAAAAGAAATTAGTTAGAATTTAATGAGGAGAGGCTTGGGAAAACTCACAAACCTTTCCTGATAAGGTTCTAAATTAAAACTATGTGGCAAATTATAATTGAAATTATTTTGACATTAAAATCTTTTGATAGTTCTTTTTTTACAGGAATAGTTACTTTAGCCTATATCTACTACATGAGAAATGAGTATAAGGAACTAAAGCAAGAATTAAAACATCATGTGTCTGAGGCAAAAGAAAAAGAAGAGATAGAACAACCAGAGATTAAAGGGACACCAATTAGGTTTTATGCCCAAAAAGCTGGATATTTAATAGAAGAACATCGAGGCTCTTTCTTTGTGATGATAAGACCTAATGGAGAGAAAATGGATAAAGTATTTTACAATCTTAAAAAGGCTGAAGAAGAAATAAACACGATGATTCCTTTTTTTGAAGAAACTATAAAGAGAAAAAGATAAAAATGGTTAAAAAGTATAGAGTTAAATCAGAAAGCGACCCTAATAAAGCATATATTGTTCATCATTATGTAGAAAAGAATAAATTTATTTGTATGATAGAAGGAGAAAACAAACTTTGTCCAAGTTATGCTTTTGGTGGTAAAGGATTTCATTGTAAACACATTAAAAAGGTTATAAAGTATTTAAAGGAGGTTAAAAAATGAAAAAAGCAATTTTGATAGGATTTTTAACAGGTATGTTTGTAGGTTTATTCTTAGCGGGTATGTTTTGGAGTAGTAGGTATAGTTTGTTATATGGAGGATATTACAAGAGAGGAGAATTGATTAAATTGTTATTAAAGAGGTAAAGTATGAAAAGTTTAAGAAAAATTACATATAGAAGTTATCAAAAAAGCTACGGAGATTATATTTATCCAGAATTGAGGATTACTGGTGATTTCTTAACTAAAAAGTATGGTTTGAAAATTGGAGATTATGTCAAAGTTCAATATTTAAAAGATAAAATTGTAATTAGAAAGGAGAAAAATGAAAAAACAACTCATTAAAGAAATTGATAAAGAGATTAAAAATGATTTGAGTCAATGGAAAGAGTGGTATCCTTTAGTTTTTGAAGACCTTAATGTTAAAAGTGCAGTAGAAGTTTTAGATGGTCTTGAGGGTAGTGATGCGTATGATAACTGTTTCTTTTCTCAAGGATATATTTATGGGTTAAAGGAAGCTAAAAGAATAATAATGGAGTATAAGAAAAAATAATGATAAAAAACATGTCTAATGCAATTATAAATATACCTGATAGACAAGACTTTTATAACCAACATCCTACTTTTGAAGTCTTAATAAAACAAGATGGTAAAACGATTTATCATAATAAGACTTATGCTGTAGTTATGAATTTAGTTCAATCAGTTACTAAATTAGACATAGAGACGGGAGAGATGGAGGGAGATTCACAAATTTTAGGAGTAGGTCATCCAATTATACAATTTTTTGCCTTAGACCAATTAAAAATAAAAATGAGAAAAGCAGGAATGATAGATAAAGCTATTACTATGTTGGCTCAACTTATTAAAAATCCTAAATTAAAAAAGCAGTTATTAGAAATTATGAGAAAAGCGAGTATAAAAAAATGAAAATAAAAATAAGGCTAGGTAAATACATTTTTCAATTATATCCTATTGGAGAAAAAGACATACCAAAAAAATGGAGAGTTTTTACAAGACATAAAATCCTTGGATATGACCTTGCTGTTTGGGAAATTTAGAATAAGGAAAAGTAGTATGAAAAAGCAAAGATTTTTTGTCATAAAGTCAAAAGATTACAGTACTCCTAAATTTTACTTTCAAGATTTAGATGGGGCAATGGAATTGTTTAAGTATTTAATGACAGCAAAAGCTATAAATATTAAAAGTAAAGATGTTAAGAAAGTAAAAATAAAAGAAAGCTGGGATGATACTGATAGTTTCCATTATTTAACAGAAGAACCTGAATTTCATTTATCTTCTGAGATTAAAGAGATTTATACCTTAGAAGAAATTAAACAGATTGATAAGGATAGAAATAAACAGAGGAAAACATTAAAGAAAAGAGGTAAATAATGAATAAACCTGTTGATAGACAAAATATTGATAATTTACCAAGTGAAGATAATTTTTGTTTTAAATGTGGAGGTTCATTAATGGTAATAGAAGATTATGATTTTGATGAAATGGGTTATGTGGATACAAGTTTCCTTGTTTGTGAGAAGTGTGGACAAGTTAATAATTGGAAAGAAAAAGAAAGATGGTTGAAAAATGAAAATAGGAGATAGAGTAAAAATTAGAAATCATAGACAGGGGCAATGTGGAGAAGTTGGATGTGCATATTTTGAGCCCGACATGATGAAATATATTGGGAAAATAGGAAAAATAACAAAGATTATAAAGTATGATAGAGTTAATATAGATTTAGATGATAAAAAATGGACTTGGAGTCGTTGTATGTTTGAAGAGGTTAAATCTATGAATACTAATAAACATATATATTGGGAATATGTTAATGGAAAGCATAAAAAGTTTTGGGCAGCCAAAATTTTTCAAGAAGAATCAAAGTATATTATTATAAGAAAATGGGGTAGGATAGGTAATGTCTCTCAAACAATAAGAAATGAATTTGACAATTTACATGAAGCTGAACAAGCACTAGAAAAACTTATTAGAAATAAAGAATATAAAGGTTATAAATCTGTATTTTAATGAAAAACAAGCAAGTTTCGTTGTTAGACGAGATAGATAGAAAAAAAATTTTAGAAAATGAGGTTGATGATTTTGAGAAAGAAATGGATAGGATTAAAAATTTACCACATAAAGAATGGTGTAAACTATTTAAGTGTGAAGAATTTGAAACAGAATAAGTGAACTTAATAAAAAACAAAATGGAAATAGAAACATTTTTTAATTATAAGGGAAAAGACATTCTTGTTAAGAAAGAAGGGGAGATGTTTAAAATGGGAATGAGAAGTGAAAGAGGAATCATTATTTGGTTTAATGATGCGATGTATAATAATATTAAATTAGCCAAGACCAGCGGGAGAGAGTTTGTGCGTAATATTATCGACAAAGCAATCCATGCTGGCAGAAAGGATTAAAATGAAAAAGCAAGATGACCCTTTAATAAAAATTAATTGGGGTAGATTAAAAAGGTATTTGAACAATATTTTGAAGGGAATAATAAAATTGGGAGAGGTGATATTAAAAACAATACTTAAAATCTTAACCCTTCTTTTGAGAATGTTAATAGCTATTTATAAAAGATTAAGTAAATTTGCTAAAAGCAAACAAAAAGGGTTTTGGATACTGTTTCTATTATTTGTCTTATTATTAAGTGTCTTTATTACTTTAGAAAGAGAAATAAAATATCGCAATTTTCTAATAGATGTAGAGAAGAATGAGCAAAAGTATAAAGAACTTTTAAATGATTATGTTAAATTAGATAATCAAGTCAAAGAAATAGAAGAAAAGTTAAAATCTCAATCTAACAATATAAGCAAACCTGTCGTTTTTGGTGTAGAGCCTTATAGATATTTGGTGGCTAAATATTTTCCACCTAAACAGGTTGATAACGCTTTGGCTATTATGGCTTGTGAAAGTGGAGGTAATTATCAAGCAGTTAATTATAGTGATACAAAAAGAACGGGTTATCCTTCATGGGGTCTTTTCCAAATCAACGGACCCGATAATTGGAATTGGGATAACCCTGAAGAGAATGTTAGTAGGGCAGTAACTATATTTTATACTCGTGGTTGGCAAGCTTGGAAAAATTGTGCTAGGAATTTAGGATTGATTTAAAATAAAGATTGACTTTTGAGGTAAAATGGTGTATAATTAATATATTAGAGAATTATGAAAGGAGAATTATGAAAAAATCTGTTGTATCCCCTGATTATAAAAACCTTTTCAAAAGCAAAACTTTTGGTTTAGTTGACAGAGATAGAGAACTAAGACAATTAATGTATGCTTTGCTTACTAAAGAGCATATGTTATTAATGGGAAAGCCTGGAACTGCTAAATCTCTTTTTGCCATTAATGCTTTTTCCTCAATAAAAGGGTCAGATATTTTTCAAATCCATTTAACTAAACAGACTACAGAAGAATATGTTTTTGGACCATTAAATATTGTAGAACTCAAAAAGGGAAATATTGTTCATAATATAAAAGGAAGTATCTTGACTGCAAACTTTGCTTTTTTAGATGAGTTTTTTGATGCTTCGGATGTCTTATTAAGGTCATTACTTGGAGTTTTGAATGAAAGAATTTGGATGAAGGGTTCTCAAAGGGTAAAGGCTAAATTACATACTGCTATTTTGACTTCTAATTATCAAAGAGAAAGTAAAATTACTCAGGCTGTTCTAGATAGGATTATTTTTAAATGTGATGTTAATCCTTCTAGTCAGGCTAGAAGGAGATTACAAATATATAATAATTTTATTGACAGACCCGATTTTAAAGTTTCAGAGATAATGGATTTAGTAGAACTTGAAAAAATAAGTAAGGAAATAGAAAATCCTAATTCTATTAAATTTACAAAAGATGTTTTAGAAGCCTATGATGAGTTCTTAATGGAATTTACTAAAGAAACAAATAAGTATATCTCGCCAAGAACAGCTAATAAAGCTTTAAGAGTTTTAAAGGTGTCTGCTTTTCTGGATAAAAGAGATAAAGTTAAGTATGCTGATATTGAGGAATTAAAATATGTTTTTTGTATATTGAACAAAAGAATAGAAGAAGAGGCGTTTGATGCTGTTTATGAAAGGTGTGTGGGAAAGAAAGAAGAAGAAAAGCTTGTGTTGGCTGATTTAGTAGATATTGATATAAAGGTAAAAAGAATCCCAACGAACTTTGATAATTTAAGCGATGTGGAATTCATTGAAAAAATGAGAGAATTAGACGAGTATATACATTTACTTGAGAGCATGAATTCTGTTACTAAAAGTGTTGAGAATAGAAAAGAAACTCTTCTTCAGGATATAAGAAAAATAGTTGCCAATAATAGAGATAAATTATTTAAAAGAAAGGCAAATGGTCAGTAATGATAAATACTCATAATTTGATTGTTGAATTTGGAAAACATAAAGGACAACGTTGGACCAGATTACCTATTAGCTATCTTAAATGGCTTATCAATGAGGGAACACAATACTCTAATATTGCTAAGGCTGAATTAAAAAGGCGAGGCACTACATTAAATCAGGAAATAGAAATTAGTAACCATGCGATTGATAGAGCTTCGATTGCTTGTATAAAGCATTGGGAAAAAACAAGAAAGAAAAATGAAGGAATATATTCTTGGTTAATAAGAATGTCAAAAGCGGCTATTAAACAAGATGGTAAAAAAGAAAAGATTACTTACAAAGGAATTATATTTATTTTTTGTTATGGAGAATTGTATCCAACTTTAAAAACAATTATGGTGAAATGAGAGTTACTAAAACAAAATTAACAATAGAAGAACAAAAAGCTATTACAAAGTTGGTTGATAATCTAGTTTCTGTTAATGATTTTACTATTGCTATTGATTTTGCTGAAGATGCTTATGCTTTGTTTGATGAAGAATTTAGTAAAAGAAAGATATTTAAGGGGTTTTGGGAGTTGTTTAATGATGTAAGAGGGCTTTATGTTAAATATAGGGTTGGTAATTTATTAAAAAATGTAGAATTTTATAATGGGATAAAAAGGTTTTTATATTATTTCATGTATTCAAAACTCTTTGTTGAACTTGATAAATTAGACCCAATAGAAGCATTAGAGAAGTTTTTAAAGATGTTTAAACCCCAACCAAAGCCTATACCTGTCCAGCCACAAAAAACTAGGCAGACAAGGGCTAAGCAGGAGAAACAAGAGAAAAAGAAGGGTGATGGCAAAAAAGATAAAAAGAGTTTAAGTAAGAAAAAACAGCAAAAAAAGAAGAATGGTAGTAAAAAAAGTAAAGATAAAAAAGGTTTAAGTGCGGATAAAGGAAGTCTGCCTATAGATATGACAAAGTTTAAGCAAAAAATACCACAAATAGATAAAATGATTAGTGGTGGCATTTTTGACAAAGAGGATTTTCAAAAGTATGTAGGTGATAATGCGGGCATAGCGGTTAATCAAATTCAGCTTAAAAATATTGTTGATGTAATTGATAGAATCTCCACTAATCTTTCTAAAAAAGACCTTGATATATTCTTTGTTGCCCGTAGGAAAGAAGAAACGGAAAGATATAGGAGAGATGAAATTTTAAAAAGCAATCTTATTCCTAATAATGAAATGACTATTAAGAATATTAGTAATTATCAGGAAATGCTAAAAGTATTACCTACCCAATATATTTATAATGACGAGCTTTTTACTCAAAAGTTGGTAAGAAAAGAATTATTAGTAAAAGATTATCAATCAAGAAGATTAAAAAAACAAGCCCTTTATCTTTTAATTGATGTGTCTGGAAGTATGGATAAGAATAATAGAAATGTTTATGCTTCTGGAGTAGGTATTTCTCTGGTTAGACAAGCAATTTTAGAAGGTTCTGTTTATTTTTTAAGATTTTTTGATGGAATGCCTAAAGATTTACATAGAATTACCACTCAAGAAGAAGCTAATAAAATGGTGAGTATGTTATTAAAACAGCCTTACACAGGAGGAGGAACGAATATTTCAAGAGCTATAGAGCGGGCTGTTAAAGATATAAAGGAAGACCCAAAACAATTTGAAAAAGCTGAAATAATGGTTATAACAGATGGTTGTGATGGTGTAAGATTAAGTAAAAAAGACCTAGAAAATATTAAATTACATTCGACAATAATTGAAGGAAAAAACAGCGGTTTAAAAGCCATTTCTGATACTTATAGAGAATTAAAAGTAAAGATTTAGCTTGATTTTTGAGTAAGAATAGTTTATAATTAATGTATAGAAAAATTATGAAATATATAAAAGAAGATTTAGATTTTATCTTCATTAGAACAAAAAATTCCTCTGGTAAATGGGATAATTTATCCCTTAATCAAGTCACTGATAAACAATTCGTTGATTGGGCTAAAAATAGGTTTAACATAGAAATTAAAGACGATGTTTCTGTTAGAGAAAATCCTTGGACTCCTGAACAAAAAATTCACTTTTTAAATTCCATGAGTAAGCGTATGGGTGGTAAAGATTGCGTTGTTATGGTTAAAAGAAGTGTAAGAAAAAAATGGAAATAAATAAATTTGTATTAATAAGAATAAAAGGTGGAGCTGTAGTAAAAATACCAAGAAACTTTACTTATGCTGAATGTAAATGTGGAGCTAAAGATATTGTCTGGGTAAAAACTCTGAATGATAAAGATATGCCGATTAGATGGTCAGACAAAGATAAAAATTGGATATCGCACTTTTCTGACTGTCCACTTGCTTCACAATTTAGAAAGAAGAAAAAAGAAATATAGATTAAAAACTAAATAATGTGAAATCATTTATAGATTTATCTGAATTAAAAGTCTATAGAGACAATATAGACGGTGAAGATGATGGAATTGGAAGATTATTCGCAGCGATTTATAGGTTGGCTGTAACAGATGAGATTAATGCCAACTTATATGGAACAAATAACAAGAATGTTGTTAGGTGGGTTGAGAGTAGATATTTTGCTGTTTATTTAAAAATGCTTGGAATAGAATTTTCTAATAGATTTAGAGAGGCTTTCTGGAAAACTTGTGAAAATAGATTTAAGAAAACAGTTAATAGATTAACAGGAAAAAAATTATATAAATAGTTTTTTAAACAGGTAGAATGGTAAAAACGATTCTATTCTTGGGTAGAGCGAATGGTCGTTCTACCTGCTTAGAAAATTATTTATTTCATGTTGGAATGGTAGCCCTAATACAAAACCTGTATTGTGACCGTTTCAGCATTAAGTAAAGAATTAAAAAAGGAAAATATGTCAGCAGATAACTATATATACATAGATAAAAAAACATTTGAGGTTTGGTCTTGTGTGGCTTCTGAATTAGAAGGAACAGAAGAAATAGGACTAGAGAACCAAAAAAGTAGTTTAATTGGTAAAGGAAAGAATTTAGAGGAAGCTATTAAAATTGCTGAACAAGTTAATAATTATCTAGTAGAGTATGGAATTCACTTTAAATTATGGTGTAAGTAGAAAGGGGGTGAAATAAATATGGATGAAATGTCAGAATTTATAAAAGAATTGATGGAAAAAAATGAAGTAGAGCCTATTAAAATAAAACAGGGAATAATTGCTTATCGTAAATATCTTTGGGCTTTGAAACACATAGAAGATAAAGTAATTAAGTTAAAACAGTACAGACAACAAGTTATTGATGATATTAATGTAGGAATTGAGAAACAAGAGGCTAATATTAATAGGATTAAAAAAGAGATTCAAGACGCCATGATTCAAGACCCAATAGTAGATAGTACTAAAACTGGAGGAAGAACTTTATCTTTGCCTGATATTGCCACTGTGTCTTTAAGCAAAATTAGAGAGAATGTTGTAATAAATGATGAAGAAGCCTTGTTAAAGAAGTTAGGACAAGAGTTTGCTAAGATAAAGGTATCTTTGGATAGAACAAAAGCGAAAAGGCATATTTTAGAAACTGGTAAAATACCAGAGAATGTTGAAATAAAGAAAGGTCGTACTTTGTCAATTAGATTTAAAAAATAATCTAATTGTGTTCCGAACCTTCTTTTAAGGTCACCCCCTTTCCAGAATTCGGAACACAATTAGTATGAGTAATTAGGGTTGAGAGGTAGATTACTCATATGAGGAAAGATTGTCTTGGCAGAGATTTTTCATTCATCCCTCTCAACCCAAATAATATGAAAGTAAAAGTAGAAGAAAAATTATTAAAGATAATAAGCTCATTTGTTGGACAAGAGCTTAAATATGGAGAACTGAAAGATATTAAGGTTAATAATAGAAGTGTTTTAGTTTTAGAACTAACCTTTTCAGATGAGGGGTTTTTTAGAACTATGGTTTTAGCATTAGATAAGAATTTAACAGTTTCTTTATATTCTCCGATAGCAGAAGAATTAATAAAATGAAAGTAACTAGTTCAGAAAAACTACCAGTCAAATTGTGGATGGAAAACTTTACTGATATGGAATCAGGGGCTTGGAATCAAGTTAAAAACCTTGCTAATTTTCCATTTGCTTTCAGACATATAGCTATAATGCCTGATGCTCATCAAGGTTATGGTATGCCTATTGGTGGAGTTATGGCTACTAAAAATGTAATTGTTCCAAATGCTGTTGGTGTTGATATTGGTTGTGGAATGTGTGTGGTTAAAACTTCTTTAAAAAAGATTGATGTTGATATTCTTAAAAAGATTATGGGAGAAATTAGAAAAGTAATTCCGCTTGGATTTAATAAACACAAAGAAAAACAAGATGAAAAGTTAATGCCTCAGGGTGTGGGGCAGTTGGCTAGCTCGCCCGAGTTGGATTCGGGAGGTCGTAGGTTCGAGTCCTACCACCCTGACCAACAATTTTCGATTATTAAACAAGAATATGAAAATGCTTTAATGTCCCTTGGTACTCTTGGTGGTGGCAATCACTTCATTGAAATTCAAAAAGGTTCAGATGGTTATATTTGGATTATGATTCATTCAGGAAGCAGAAATTTAGGTTTTAAAGTGGCTAATCATTATAATAAACTAGCGGTTGAACTAAATGAAAAGTGGGGTTCAGCTGTTCCTAAATCTTGGGAGTTAGCTTTTTTACCAGTAGATAGTAAAGAAGGTCAAGCATATATCAAAGAAATGCGATATTGTATTGATTTTGCTTTAGCCAATAGAAAGCTCATGATGGATAGGATTTGTAAAATTGTTGAATCTGCATGTATACCAGATTATCCAGAATCAGCAAACATTGTTTTCGACAAAATGATTAATATTGCCCACAACTATGCAGCACTGGAAAACCACTTTGGTCAAAATGTATGGGTTCATAGAAAAGGAGCAACTAAAGCTACAAAAGGATTAACAGGTATTATTCCAGGCTCTCAAGGAACTAATAGTTATATTGTAGAAGGATTGGGAAATAGAGAATCTTTTATGTCTTGTTCTCATGGTGCGGGTAGAAAAATGGGAAGAAAACAAGCTAGAGAAAATTTAGATTTAAAAGAGGAGTTAAAAAAGATGGAAGGTATTGTTCATGGAATTAGAAGTGTTAAAGATTTAGATGAAGCTCCTGGAAGTTATAAAGAAATAGACAAAGTAATGAGTAATCAATCTGACCTTGTAAAAATATTAGTAGAGCTTACTCCTCTAGCAAATATGAAAGGATAATATTATGGAACTTAAAGAACTTATTGGAAAAACATTGACAAAAATTGAAAATAAGGACAATGAAGAACTTATTTTTGAATGTAATGATGGAACTAAATATAAAATGTTTCACTATCAAGATTGTTGTGAATCAGTAACAATAGAAGATATTTGTGGCAATTTAGATGATTTGATTGGAAATCCGATTCTTAGAGCAACTGAAGACACTAATTCAAAATCCAATTCAGAAGGAATAAAAAAAGAATATCAAGACTCTTTTACTTGGACTTTTTATAATATTTCAACAGTCAAAGGAACTGTAACTATTAGATGGTATGGTGAATCTAATGGTTATTACTCTGAATCAGTTGATTTTGAAAAAATAAAAGAATGAAAATAACATTACAATATATTGCTGGATTTTTTGATGGCGAAGGATGTATAGGAATTTATTCTAAAGCATATAGAAAAGGAACATTTCATCTAAGTACACAATTAACTCAAAATAAAACTAAAGAGAGTAAATTATTAATGAATTTTTTAGCAAAAAAGTTTGGTGGTAATATATCAGAACAAATTACACTATCTAAAGATATTAAATATAATTGGCAACTTGGATCTGATAATGCAGTTAACTTTCTTGAGGCGATATTGCCATATTTAATTCTTAAAAAAAGTCAAGCTATAATCGCTATAAATTGGCAAAAAGATAGGCCAAAAAGAATAAGAGATAAAAAAGGAAGATTTTATGTTAAAAGAAAAAGAAACATAGAATTTGATAAAAAAGTTTCTAAATTAGTTAAGTTGTTAAAAAAGAAAGATATTGATTGGGTAATGGAACAACAAAAAGATTTAGTTAAAATTTTGGTTGAATTAACACCATTGGCAGTTATAAAAGCATAATGGCAGGAAAAACAAAAAAGAAAAAAAACCTAGCTAAAAGAAGAAGAAAAAGATTAAAGAAAAAGTTAAAAAGATTAGAACAAGGCAAAGAGTTTTAGGGAGGAGGTGAAAAAAGTGGCAGTTATTGATTTAAAAGGTAATGCAAACATTAATTCAGAGAGTAAGGTTGTTTTTAAAAGAGATTTAAAAGATAATGCTTGGTTTCTTTTAAAAAATAAAAAAGTTCTTCTTTTTGATAAAAAAAACAAAACAACTCGTGAACTTGACACTGTTAGAGGAATATCTTTTATCAAATTCTATATTAGCTCTTTAAATAAAATGAGAATAGAGGATGGTAAAAAATATAGAAAGAGAATTACAATATTAAAAGAAAAAATAAGAGAGTTAAAGAATAAAAATAGAGAATTAAGAAAAAGAAAAAGAATTAAAGCGCAGGCGAAGTTAATAAAATGAATTATTATCTAAGAAGGTTTGTCCATATAATAGTTAAATTTATTAATTTATTGAGTGGACGTAGATTGTGGAAGCAAAAAAATGTTCCAGAAGTATATAAATGAAATTTATTTTATTTTTATCAATTCTTCTAATAGTAATGATAGCGATTGATAGACAAAATCCTACATGAAAGAAAAAGTGTCTGTTTTTAAAATTAGAATAGATAGCGTGAAAGAACATGCTATTGGATTTGAGCTTTTTGCTGGAGAAAAAGTAAAAGATACTTATATTAATGTTCTTGCTATGGGTGGTTATGGGGTAAAAAATAGGTTGATATTAACTCCTAAACAATTTACTGATATTGCTCACCGATTAATTGCTTATGTTTGGACAAAAATTCCTATTAATGATGAGGTATTAAAAATGCTTTGGGATTTAAGATTAAATATTTTTGATCATGAAAGTCCTAAACTTTCTAAGTCTATTTTTCAAACGAGAAGAAATGATTTAATTAAATTAGATTTGATTGGAAGAAAAAAATGAATGACCAGATAAAAGATAATCGAGAGGCTATTATGTTTAACCCAACCTCTGTAAAAAATGCTAAAAGTTGGGAAGATTTTATTAGTCTTTGGACAATCTCTAAAGAGCTTGAAATTAAAAATCAATGGTTTAGGGGTGATATTGCTTGTAGATTAGAAATCACTTATGGAAATAGTGGTTTAAAGAAATTTGCTAGAGAAGTAGGAGAATCCATTGGTTCAATAGAACATTATCGAAGGGTGGCAAGAGCTTTCCCTATAGGAAAAAGGAATTGGAATCTTACTTGGACTCATTATTTACATGCTTCTTTAACAGATTCTTATAAGAAAAAGGGTAATAAGTTTTTTGGAACTGAAAGGTTTAAGTGGATTGAAAAGGCACATGATAAAGGTTGGTCAACTGTAAGATTACAAGAAGAAATTAAAAAGAAAAAGGCTTTTAAACAGGATGGAAAAGATGTATTTAGTTATTATGAAGAATATTTAGGGAGGGTTAAGGGAGTTTTAATGCACATAGAAAAAGATAGACTACAAGAGGTTGAGAAAAATAAGTTAATTCATAAGTTATTAGATATTTATAATGGATTTATGGTTTATTTAAAAAGTGCTTGATTTTAGCTTTAAAATAGTGTATAATTGATTATAGAAAATAAAGGAAAATTATGAAAGAAAAAGAAATGAAAAAGCTTCTTAAAGACCTCGATAAAGGAAAACATAAATGTCTAAAACCCGATGATAAATTTCAATTCAAATGCACTGCCTGTGGAAAATGTTGTTTTAATCAGAATATAGTTTTATCTATTTATGATGTTATAAGATTAAGAACTTCATTACAAATATCTACTAAAGAAATTTTTAAAAAGAATTTTGTTAATCTCCAAATTGGTTATTCTTCGGGATTGCCAATATTAACTATTAATTTTAAACAATTTTCAGAGAATTTTACTGCTTGTCCTTTTCTTGTTCCTGCCGTCCGTGTTAAAGATGCTTTTAAAAGACTTGTTGGTGAAGCAAAAACTAGAGAGGAAAGAGAAAAGCTTCTTGATGAATATAAAGAAAATCCTAAGAAGTTACAAAAAGATTTAAAAGGAGCAAAAATTGATAGATGGCTATGTTCTGTTCATAAAAATAGACCAATGATTTGTAGATTATATCCTTTAGGAAGAATTAAAGTAATGGATAAAAAGGGAAAATTTGTTGAAGAAAAAATGATTCTTCAAGAAAAAGAAGATTGGTGTCCTGGTTGGAAACAAAAACATGAATATACTTTAAAATCTTTTTTAGATGAATGTGAATTTTGGCACTATAAAGAAGGAAGTGATAAGAGTCATGCTGTCTTAGAAAACCTTATAACAAAGGGGTTTGTGGCACTTACGAAAGATAATAAAAAGGCAAAAATTAAGCCTCTTTTTAAGGAAAATTCTAAAGTTTTAATGTTTATTGCCAATCTTCTTTATAATTTTGATTCTTTTAATTATTTCTCAAGAGATAAAAAAGTAGTAGAAACTATTTATAATGCAAATTCTACACATAAAGATTTTATGTATGTTTTGAACAAGGTTGATAGACTTGTTAATTTCTTTATAAATTCTTTTACGAAAGAATTTGTTAATGAAGATTTAACTGACCAGATTTTAAACAATTTTATAAAGGGAGGGGGTGAGATTAATTAATGGCTACAAAAAAGATTGACATTGAAAAAGAATTAAATAAACCACTGCCTAAAGAGGTGATTAAGCAAAGAGAGGGTGGCAGAGGAATGATGCTTGATTATCTTGAGGGTTGGTGGGTTAAACAAAATGCTAACAGGATTTTTGGTATTAATAAATGGAGTTTTAAACCTGTTTGGGAACAAATGAAACATATTCCTTTACCCAAAACTCTTAAAGGTAAAACGACTGGTCTTTATACTGTTCCTATTATTCTTACTGTAAATATAGATGGAGTAGAAACAGAAAGAAGTGATATAGGTTCAACTCAATATTATGGTGATGAAGGCAAAGAGATGGCTATAAAAGGCTGTGTTACTGATGCTCTAAAAAGATGTTTTTCTTCTTTTGGAGAGCAATTTGGTTTATCGCTTTATGATAAAAAAGGGGGGGGTTCATCAGTTACTAAAGGTCAAACAGGAAAAAAGACGTATTTATCACAAGAAGAATTAATGAAAAAGTTTGGGATGAATCCTAAACAAGTAGCTCCAAAGTGTCCTGCTTGTGATGTTACTATGAAGTTAATTGCAAGAAAAGATGGTTCAGGAATATTCTGGAGTTGTCCTAATTGGAGAACAAAGGGTTGTAAGGGAATGAATGTTGAAGATGTAGATTTAGACGGAAATCCTTTAAACAAAACCGTTGCCAAACAAGAGCCTCTTGAGGAAAAAGAGCAAGAAAAAGTTGATGTCGAGGATATTCCTTTTTAGAATTTAGGAGGGGGGAATTTAATTGTTCCCCCCGAATTCCATAATCAATTAGGGAAAGTAGTTATGAAAGATAAAAAGCTAGAAAATAAACCAAGCTATTATTCGGTTGTTCCAGCAGAAGTAAGATATTCTAAAAAAATTAGTTCTACTGCTAAATTACTTTATGCAGAAATATCATCTTTAGCTAATAAAGAAGGATATTGCTGGGCTAATAATCAATATTTTTCTAAATTATTTAATAAGACTAAAGCCCATATAAGTTCAATTATATCTGATTTGAAAGAAGAGAAGTTTATATTAGTAGAACTTGATAAAAAAGAAGGAAACAAGCGTAAAATTTATCTTAATAAGTATCTTGGGGGGTATAGGGAAAAATCATTAGAGGTATCTGGAAAAATCCATATAGGTATAAAGAAAAATCCATATGATAATATTAAAAAGAATAATAAAAGTAATATTAATAATATTATTGATAAACAAGAAGATTGTTTATCTAATGGAGAATTACAAAAACTTTTAAAAAAGAAATGGGGATTAAAAATACAAAACGAAGCTAGAAGACTTGTTCGTTTCTTAGAAGAGAAATTAAATACTAAAATAGTTAATTGGGGGAAACAAATGAAAGCGGTGGGTTTAATGGACAAAGCAGGATATACAGAAATACAGATTAAAAAAACAATTATTTATATGGCGGAAAAAGATGATTTTTTTGCTGATAGGGGATTTGATTTAATGACGGTTGCTAATCAAATTAGTCGTTATAAAGCAAAAGCGGGAAGGTAAATATGAAAAAGGTTTTAATCAATGTTATTAGGGGGTTTATTAAAATACCACTTATTCTTCTTTTTTATCTTTTTATGATTCCTTTAATAATACTTTCGGAAATGGAAGATTGTGGTAGTGGTAAGGGTTGGAGCAATAATGGATTTTTCTGGAATTTAATAAAAAAATTAGAAATAAAAAAATTAGAAAGGAGAGTTATAAATGCAATATAAAGTTACTGATAGACAATTGAAAAAAGAGAAAGAAAGATTAACAAATCAAAAGGTTCAAATGGGACAAACAAAAGCAATGAGGGATTATTTTAGTTTTAACTCTTTGCCTTATAAGACACAAGAGGAAATTAGGAAAAAATGGGATGATTATTATTTAAAAGTTAAAGAATCAGATGGTTGTAAAGAGTATAGAAAAATACTAGAAGTCTTTAAAAAAGGAGATATGGAAAAAGTAAGAAAATTAAGTCAAAAAGCAAGAAAAAGATTAGAAGAGGGAAGTTTTATGCCTACTCCTAAAGAAAGAGACCCTTGGGAATATAATCATGGAATTTATGCGAGATATAGACAAATTTGTAGTAGAATTAAAAATATAAGTTTTAAATTAACTGGGAGCAAAGATACATCAGAGATTTTTGCATAAGTTTTTAAAAGGAGAATAAAAAATGTATGGCAAAGTTGAATATGATGGATTGCAAGACGCTTTTCTTTGTGAGTTTCCTGTAAGGGGAAAAGATGGAAAGTTAAGAACTTGTGGTAAATGGTGTAAAGACTTAATTAGACACATTACTAGACATCATGGAGTTACTGGAAAACAATATAAAAAACTATTAGGATTAAATCTTAACGAGCCTTTAATGAGTGAAGACACAAGAAATAAGTTGAGAAAGGCTAATAGAAAATATAAAACCTATGAAAATTTAAAAATAGGTGAAAAATATAGATTTAAAAAGGGAGAAAATAAAACACAAAGTTATCAAAGAAGTGAACAAACTAAGAGGAGGTTAAGAAATTTAAAAAATGTTGTAAAAGGAGGTGTAAAATAGTATAATATGATAAAGAAAGAAGAAGATATGAATAAAAAGGAAAATTTTGAAACTTCTCAAATTCATGTTGTTGTTTGGCTTCAAATGAATGGTTTTCCTATAAAAGAAATAATTTGGTCTAGTGATGATAGAGCTGTTTTTGTTTTTAAAAATTTCAAAGGTAGAGAAAAATTAATTCAAGATTTTTTTAAGGAAGAAAAATTACAAAAATATATTTCTGTTTCACAAGAAACAAGAGCTAGGATGTATGCTTGTAAACCATCTAATAGACGTAGAATATGAGAGACAGCTTAGGAAAAGCAATTTTGAAAATAAATAAAAAGTTTGGAGAGAATACAATCGGAAGATTAGACAAAATGCCATCTATTCAAGCTGAACGAATTTCTTCTGGTTCTCCTTATCTCGATTGGTGTACTGGTGGTGGTTTTCCTTTAGGTAAAACTATTGAACTTTATGGTCCTTATTCCTCTGGTAAATCTTTAATTGCTCTTAAAACAATTGCCGAAGCTCAAAAGAAGGGTTTAAAATGTGTTTATCTTGATTCTGAAAATGCTTTTGATCCTAACTTTGCTAGTAAAATAGGAGTTAATATTAATGAGTTAATAATTTCACAGGTTTCGGCAGGAGAAGAAGTTTTTGATATTGTTGATATGCTTCTTGATTCTAGTGTTTCTATTATTGTTATTGATAGTGTTGCCTCTCTTGTTCCTAAATATGAAATGGAAGAATCTGTAGAAAAACAAACAATGGCTTTACAAGCTAGATTAATGAGTAAAGCACTTAGAAAGATAACGGGAAAGGCATCTAAAAATAATACTTTAATATTTTTTATTAATCAAATAAGAGAAAAGATAGGTTGCTTTCAATACAATACAAGAGTTGTTTTAGAAAGTGGGGAAACAGAAAAAATAGGATATTTGGTTAATAATAAAACTAAATGTAATGTGCTTTCTTATAATACTGAAAAAAACATTATCGAACCTACATCAATTACTAATTGGTTCATAAACGGTAATGCTTATTATTTTCTCCACTTTAGATTTAAAAAACCACAAGGTAGAGGTAGGGGTGAGTTTGGTTGTACTCCCGACCATAAGATAATGATTAAACCAGGTATCTATAAAAAAGCAAAAGATATAAAGGTTGGCGATAAAATATTAACTATAATAAATGATTGGATACCAAGTAATCTTCAAAAAGAAATCATAATTGGTGGATTATTGGGTGATGGTTGCTTAAGAAATGTTGGTGATGCTAAATATCAATATAGAGAAACTCATTGTAAAGAACAAGATGATTATATTCGTTGGAAATCTGGTTATTTTGATACTAAAACAATGGGAAGACATAAATATGGTGGATTATATTTTGAGACTTTTTTAAGCACGACATTTGAAGAACAATATATTAAATTCTATTCAGGTGGTAAAAAAATTAAAATACCAAAAGATATTAAATTAACTCCTTTAATTTTAGCTATTTGGTATCAAGATGATGGATATTTGGCAAACAAAGATAAAAAAGCTATTGTTTTAGCTACTAATTGTTTTAGAAAACAATCAATAGAAAATTTACGAGAAGCATTAAGAAAACAGTTCAATATAGAAACGGGCATTAAAAGTAGAAAACATGGTTCAGAAATAGAATTGACTTTGGGGAACAAAGATACTTTAAAATTCTTTGAAATATGCGGGAATTTTATTCATCCTTCAATGTATTATAAATTACCAAATTATGGGAAAGAAAAAAATCTAACTTTATTTATTCCTTCGTTACCAGAAAAAGAATTTGAAGTTAAAAAACAAATTCTTAAATATAGTTATGTTACTCATAAATATAGTAAGCCAAAAACAAGAAGCATGGTTAAGTTCGACATAGAAACAAAAAATCATAATTATTTAGCTGATGGAGCTATTGTTCATAATTCATATGGAAATCCTGAAATAACAAGTGGTGGTAGGGCTTTAGGATTTTATGCTTCTTTAAGGATTGTTGTCCGTAAAGGTGAATTACTTAAAGAGGATAAAATAGTAACAGGACAAGTAGTTAAATTTAAAGTAACCAAATCAAAAATATGTCAACCTTTTAGAGATGGTTATTTTATTTTTTATCATCCAAATCCTGCTCATCCTGATTTAGAATTGTTTGATACGTCTGATGAATTAGTATCAATGTTGCTTATCCAAGAAAAGATTAAGAGGAGAGGAGCTTATTATGATGTGTTAGAACAAACATTTCAAGGCAGAGAAGAATTAGAAAGAGAAATTAGAAGTAATAAAAAGTTTAGAAAGAAATTAGAGAAATTATGAAAATTCATAAAGTAGATTATAAAAAAATACCAAATAATTTTATTTATAAATCTTTTAATATATAAAATAAAGAGTTTTAGGAAAGGAGTAAATATGGCAACACGAAGTCTAAATAAAGTAATGTTGATTGGTAATTTAACAAAAGACCCAGAATTAAAATATACATCGCAAGGAACAGCGGTTGTTAATATGACAATTGCTACTAATAGGTCATGGAAAAATGCTAAAGGAGAAGCTCAAGATGAGGCGACTTTTCATAGAATTGTTGCTTGGCAAAAGTTAGCAGAAATTTGTAGTAAGCTTTTATTTAAAGGAAGGAAAGTTTATATTGAGGGCAGGCTTGTTACTAGAAGTTGGGACGATGAGCATGGAAATAAAAAATATGTAACAGAAATAGTAGCAAATGAACTGCTTTTATTAGATAGTAAAAGGAAAGAAGGAGTTAAACTAACAGAACAGGTTGCTGACACTCCACCAGAACCAGAAAAGGAGGTGATATAAATGCCACTATTAATGTTAGTACCAGAATTAAAATTCGTTTTATTTTTAGTCGGAATTATTAGTTTGATTTATGTTTTTAGGAGGAAAATATGGAAGACATCACAATGATAATTATCTGGATTACTTTTGCAATTCTTTGTTATGCAGTAGCAGAAAAAAAGGGAAGAAATAAGTTAATTGCTTTTGGCTTGGGAATATTTTTTGGAATATTTGCTTTGATTTATTATGTAGTCGCCAAAGGCTCAGATGAATATGAGCTTAAAGAAGCAGAAAAGAAAATAGCAAAACTTAAAAAATAAAGTGGGTAAAATAGTATGGGAATAAAAAGAGATAGAGTTCTTTTATTAGGATTTTTTATAATATTACTATTAGCAATATTTGGTTTTTATAATTATATTTTCTTACCCATGAATGTAAAAGCACAAAATTCTAATCGTAGTGATATTTTTCGTTATGAAACGGGTGGTTATTCTGGAAAGGTTTGGAGGTTTATGGATACAGAATTAGGCATTGGTTGTTATTGGATAACGGGAATAGGAAATTTTTCTTGTGTAAAATATGTAAGATAAGGAGGTGAAATAAATATGAAATTAGCAGATGGAGGAGGAGGAGCTAAACATCCTTTTTTACCAAATCCTACAGCGACAGCAATTCCAATTTTAAGACCAACTATTACGAGTATTGTTTATCCCAAACCAACAACAACTCCAATAAATGGAAAAAGTAATTTATTTCCTTTTATTTTAATTTTAATAGCATTAATTCTAATTATTGGTTGGTTTTTAGGCAAGTTTTTACATCATAGTAGATTGACAGGATTTTTTAAGAAAAGGGGTAAGTTATTGTGAAAAAGTGGAGAAAAAAAGAAATTAAGGATGCGGTAGATTTTAAAGGAAAACTAACTCCTAGAAGTGGTGGGTATTTTTCTTTTCCTGGTGATGTTACAACGGATACATTTTTAATAGATAGTAAGGTTACAGAAAAAAGAAGTTTTAGCATTACAGAAAACATGTGGAAAAAAGTTTTTACCGAAGCATTAAAATCAAGAAGGTTACCATGTTTGTCTATTTCCCTAATTAATTATGGAATTGATTTAGTAGTTTTAGATAAAAATGATTTTGTAAGTTTTTTAAAAAAGGGTGATAAAATATAAAAACTAAGTTTAATCTTGAAACAATGATAGATAAAGCTAAATGCAAGTTTTGTCGTTGTAAAAAGATTTATAAAGATGGTAAATGTGTGAGTTGTGGGAAGAAAAATGAATAAAGTTCCAAGCTATCCAAAAATATTAGCTGTTGGCGCTGAACCAATACAGCAATTATTTGATGATGAGGTTGAAGTTACAGAGAAAATAGATGGTTCTATGTTTGCTTTTGGTGTTACTGAAACAGATGGACATAAAGAATTAACAATAAGAAGTAAGGGGGTTCAGATATTCGTTGATAATATCCCCAAAATGTTTAAAAAGGCAGTTGATTATATTCTTACAATAGAAGATAAAATTTTAGAATTACCTCCAGAAACATATTTTTATACAGAATACCTTGCTAAACCAAAACATAATGTTTTAGCTTATGATCGAGTTCCTAAGAATAATTTAATCCTTTTTGGTGTCTGTGTAGAGAATGGGTGGGTTAAAGACTGGAAAAAGCTAAAAGGATTGGCAGATAAGCTGGAAATAGAAGTTGTTCCTTTGTTGGTTCAAAAGAAAATCAAGACAATAGAAGACTTAAAAGAGATTTTGGAAATGAAAAGCGTGTTGGGAAATGAAATAGTTGAAGGAATAGTTGTTAAAAATTATAAACAATTATGGATGCTTGGTAATAGAGTTTATCCTCAATTTGGTAAGTATGTTAGAGAGGTTTTTAAAGAAAGGCATTTGAATGAATGGAGCAAAGGTCATAAACCAAAAGATATTTTAAGAGAATATATTGAAGGATTTAGAACAGAAGCAAGATGGTTAAAAGGAATACAGCATTTAAAGGAAAAAGGTGAATTAGAATTTCAACCAAGAGATATTGGTAAATTAATGAAAGAAATACATTTAGACATAGTTGCTGAAGAAAAAGAAAATATTAAAAAAGAACTTTATAAAATGTTTATTAAACGGATTAAAAGAAAAGCTACTGCAGGTTTTGCTGAATTTTATAAAACTTGGTTAGCAGAAAGAGTTTTAGAGAAAGGAGGTAAATGATGAAAAATAGACTTAGATATCTTGATATATCTACACAAGTAATTGCCGATATTCTTAAATTAGCTTCTAAAGATGCATTGCCTAAAGATGCTCAAATTATAAGAACTCGTTATAACGAACTTACTAATTGTTGGAGACTTGTAATTCACAGCAAAGAATTTGATATTGTACCAGAAGGTGGAGCGATTGAAAAGCATGGAGAACCAATAATTTCCTCTAATGTGTTAAAATAGGGGTTGAGGATTTTTCCTCAATTATGTTAGAATTAATATTGGCAGCAGGAATTGCTATCTTGCTTTATGCTACTTATGTTTTTTTAGGAAAAGGAGAAAAAAGCATAGAAGAACGCCATAAAAGATTCTTTTGTAGAAACGGAAAACCGTTAAAGTAAAAAGGGTTAAATTATTAACTGTTGGTCAAAAAACTCATTATTTTATTCTTACAGATGCAGAATTTAAACCAAAGAAATTAAAAAAGGTTCAATTTCTTGATAAGAATGAAAAGTTTAAAAAGGTCATTAAAAAGCCAACAAGTAAATAAATTAATAGATTTACTAAAAAGTTCATATAAGCTAAATAAAAGCTATAGAATGAATATTTTTTGGTATTATAAAAATAGACTTGAGAGATTTTATAAGGAAAAGACAATAATAGGATTAAAAAGTAGAGTAATTAATAAAGTAGGATTTAATTTTTAGAGAAGATGGGTTCGATTTTCGCCCGATATCCAAGCAAAATCAGAGATTAGCTTAGCTGGTAGAGCATATCGTTTGGGACGATAAGGTCATAGGTTCGATCCCTATATCTTTGATTAGTTAAAGGAAAAGTTATGAGTAAAGCATGGAAAGATTTAGAAAAAACTACAGCTAAAATCCTCGGAGGTAAGCGAGTTATTCGCACATCTTATGGTGAAAAAAATGTAGATGTAAAAATTAAGGATTTTCCTCGTTTTAAAATTGATACCAAGCGTTATAAAAAATTCCGTGTTTTTTCCTTATATGAAGAAGTGAGAAAGAGATATTGTAAAAAACCTCATGATGAACCAATTCTTATTTTAAGACAACATAATAAAAAAACTAAATTAGCAGTTATAGACTTATTATTACTTGGTGAGTTTTTAGATTTTATTAGACGGAAAGAAGGACAAGATGCATTTTGAAAAAGGTATTCTTACTCAATTTAAACAAGATAAAAGAACAGAGACTTCAAAATACTTACTTGAGGTAGAAACTGGATTTGAAGCGGCTCATAGATTAAATGATTACCACGGTAATTGTAAAAGAATTCATGGACATTCTTATAAAGTTATAGTGGCTATACAATCAAAAGAATTAAATCATTGGGGAGCAGTAATAGATTTTAAAGATTTAAAAGAATTGATAAAAAAACATATTGCAGGAAAATACGACCATAAATTAATTTTAAGAAATAAAGATAAATTAAACGACAAAATAGGTAAGGCGCTTCCTAAATCTTGGATTGTATGGATGAATAATAATCCTACTGCGGAAAATTTAGCCAAAGACATTTATAAAAACCTTTTACCAGTATTCAAAATTATTACAAAGGGAATTGAACTTGTTAGTGTTAATGTTTTAGAAACATCGACAAGTTCAGCTACTTATTATGCTAAAAGTTAACGAAATATTTTATTCAATTCAGGGAGAAGGACAAAAAACAGGTTATCCTTGTGTTTTTCTTCGTCTTTTTGGTTGTAACATGAGGTGTAAATGGTGCGATACTAAATATGCCTTAGAACCTTCTAAAGATTTTAAGAAAATGAAGATTGACCAAGTTATTAAAGAGATTAAAAAATATGGAGTTAAATATGTTTGTATTACAGGAGGAGAACCACTTTTACAAGAGAAAGAGGTCGAGACATTAATTATATCAATGCCTGGTTTTACGTTTGAAATTAACACAAATGGCAGTTTACCGATTAATGTACCATTTTGGATTAAAAAGGATAGAGTTCGTTATGTTGTTGATTATAAATTACCATCATCGGGAATGTGGGGAAGGTTTTTATGGAAGAATGTAGAATTTCTAGACGAAAAAGATGATATTGTGATGGTAATTAAAAATAGGGAAGATTATAAAATAGCGAGAGAAACGTCTAAAGCAATAAAAGAAATAAGTAGTGCAAATATAATTTTTTCTCCTTGTTGGGGAGATATGTCTAAACAAAAATTAGTAAAATGGATTTTAGAGGATAAATTAAATGCAAGACTGGGTTTACAAATTCATAAAGTTATATATGGTCCTATTAGGAGGGGAGTATGAAAAAAATAGGAGTAATTGGTCATCAATTATTATTACATTTTTAATATATAATAAGGCTATGAAATTTAATCCTTTATTTCCAAATAGAAAATATGGTGATGGAATAATAATGTTAAAAGGATATGTTGCGGTGACAGCACCAAAAGGATATAAAGGAAAAACATATTTTGGAAAGAATTACAACAAAAATGCAAAAAGGCAGAGGGCATATGTTTATCAACATAGATTGGTAATGGAGAAAAAGATAGGCAGATATTTAGAATCAGATGAACTTGTTCATCATAAAAATAAGATTAGACACGATAATAGGGAAGAAAATCTTGAAATAGTGGTTGGTAAAGGGAGACATTCAGGAAAAATACGTTGCCCTTATTGTTTGAAGGAATTTAGAACATTATAATTTTTATTATTAAATTTCAAGAAACTTTAAAAAATATCTTTTAAAATGAAAAAGTCAACAATTGCAGTTATTGGCTGGACAGGAATAGTGGGTGCCACTACCTACCAATGGTTTAAAAAACAAGGACATTCAGTAATGGGTTTAGCAAAGGATAGAAAAACTCACACTTGGGATCAGATAAACAAAGAAGCAGATTATATTTTTATAACTGTTCCTACGCCTTATGATTGGGAAGAAAAAAGGGCTGATTTAACCGTGTTGCAGCAAGTTTTTAGAAGGATAGGTTATGCCAAAATAATAATTATTAAATCTACAATATTGCCTGGAACAACAGAAACATTACAAGAAAAATATCCTTCTTTATATTTATTACATAATCCTGAATTCTTGAGTGCTAAAACAGCTTGGGAGGATTTTATTAATCCAGACAGACAATTAGTAGGTTATACAAAAAGAAGTTATAAATATGCCGAAGAAGTATTGCATTTATTACCACAAAGTCCGTACGATGTCATAATGAAAGCAACTGAAGCGGAAATTTGTAAATATATTAATAATTTTCATGGTGCTTTAATGGTTATGTTTTCTAACTTTTTTTATGATATTGCTTTAAAGTTTGGGAAAGGGACATTAGATTTTGAAAGAATTAAAAAAGCAGCTCAAGCCTCAAAGTGGGTGGGTTCTCCTATGGGTAGAATGTATTGGGAAGTCTTTCATAAAGGTAAAAGAGGTTATGGTGGTGGTTGTTTTCCTAAAGACATTAATAGTTTAATAGAATGGTGTAAAGAGAATAAAGTAGATAGTGAAATAATTGAGGCTACAAGAAAAGCAAATCAAAGAATATTAAAAAAACAAGGATTAACAGAAAAGGAGGTAGAAAAATGAATAAAAAAACAGTAATCATGTTGTCTGGTGGTATTGACTCTACGACTTTAGCTTATTATTTAAAAGATAAAAAACATGATTTACATGCTTTGTCTTTTTATTATGGACAAAAACATCACAAAGAAATCTTAGTAGCAGAAGAGATGGCTAAGATATTACAAATTCCGTTTAAGTTAGTAGATATAAGAAATGTAGGAAAATTGCTTAAATCGTCTCTAACAAGTAAAAAAGAGAAAGTTCCAGAAGGACATTATGCAGAAAAAGTAATGAAATCTACAGTTGTTCCTAATAGAAATATGATTATGCTTTCTATTGCTGCTGGCTATGCCAAATCAATTAAAGCAACAACTGTTGCCTTTGCAGCACATGCAGGCGACCATTTTATTTATCCAGATTGTCGGCCTGATTTTGTAACAAATATGAGGCTTGCATTAGCTTCTTCTTTTGGATATGAAAAACCCTTTCCTGAGTTAATTGCTCCATTTATTGCTCTTGATAAAGTTGATATTGTTAGATTGGGAACAATGTTAAAAGTTCCTTTTGGACTTACTTGGTCGTGTTATAAAGGATTAGAAAAGCATTGTGGTAAATGCGGTACTTGCGTTGAAAGAAAAGAAGCCTTTAAGTTAGCAGGGATTAAAGACTTAACAGAATATGAGTAAATTAGAAAAATTATTTAAAAGTGTTTTAGAAGAGTTGGGAGAAAATCCTAATAGACCTGGATTGAAAGAAACCCCTAAAAGAATAGATAAGGCATTAAGATTTCTCTGTGGTGGATACAATAGAAATCCAAAGGATGTTATAAAAACCTTTCCTGCTAAGAATATTGACCAATTAGTTGTAATAAAGGCAATAGATTTTTATTCTAAATGCGAACATCACATGGAAACCTTTTATGGACAAGTTCATATTGGTTATTTGCCCAAAGATAGAGTAATGGGTGTTTCTAAGTTTGCTAGATTAGTAGAAATTTATTCTCGAAGATTACAGATTCAAGAAAGAATGACCCAGCAAATAGCTGACGCCATTATGAAATATTTAAAACCTTTGGGGGTGGCGGTCGTCGTTAAAGGAATTCATCTGTGTATGAGAGCTAGAGGAATCCAAAAACAAAACACAGAGGTAATTACTTCTGCTATGTTGGGAAAGTTTAGAGAAGAAGATGAATCAGCATTAAGAAATGAATTTTTAAATTTGATTAAATAAGATGGCTCAAGTTAATTCATTAAAAAAGGTTGTTGGCTACTTTCAAGTGATAAGTAAAAAACCTTTTACTTATGAAGGCAAGCTTTATGAGCCGCCAGCGCACCTTTACATAAGCAATCTGTTTTTTAGAGGGTTTAAGTGTCCAGAGAAATGCGGTTGGTGTTGTCCTAGATTTTCTCTTGATTATTTTAAGTACAACTTAGAGGATTTTTTTAAGTTATATCCTAAGAAAGCAAAACTCTTAGAGAAGCAAGAAACTAAGTTTAATGGTAAAATTTATAAATACTGGTCAATCACGCAGAAAGGTCGGAAAGAAAATTTTTGCCAGTTTTTAACAGAACCAGAAAGGCGATGTTCGATTCATAAAGCTAATCCGTTTTATTGTAGGGTAGAACCAATTAAAATCTTTTGTGTTAATAATACGGGCTGGATAATGAAGAAAAAGTTTTCAAGAGGTTGGTTAGAAAGAAGGGGTACAAAAGCACTTTGTCAATTCTTTCCTTTTGATATGAAAGAATTAAAAAAAGATATAGATTTATTTATAGAATTAAAACATATTGCTTTGGAATTCGGGATTGAAACTTACTGTGATAATATAATTTCTTTATTAAAAGATTGTTTGGAAATTGAAAAAGCTCCAGACAGAAGGGTAAGAATAAAATGAAATCGAAATATGGAACTAAGAAAGTTAAAGACATGAGCAATCCTAAAAATTGGGAACTTTGGAATGCTCCTAAAAATCAAGAAGTTTTATATCAAACTTTTCCTGAATTTACTTGTCTTTGTCCAAGAAGCGGGTATCCAGATTTTGCTAGAGTTCATATCATTTCAATTCCAAATAAAAAAGTTATAGAATTAAAATGCTTAAAGCTTTGGCTTAATTCTTTTAGAGATATAGGAATTAGCCATGAAAACAGTACTTGCTTAGTAGCTAAAACCCTGTTTGACAAACTTAAACTAAAATATATCTTTGTTTTAATGGAATATACACCTAGAGGCAATTTGACAACTTTTCCAATGACTGAATTGAGTAGATTAGATAAACCTGTTTTGGAGGTGGATGAAATAAAAAAGAATATTTTAAAAAAAGTTATTAAATGAAAATCTATCTAGGTTTTAGTAATGGCGGAAGCAGAGATATATTAATTAAGGCTAAAGCTCCTCATGGTTTAATTAGCTATTTCTATATTAAAGAACATAAACTAAAAATAGATTTTACTAAAAATTTTAAAGCAGTAATGCTTGATTCTGGAGCTTTCTCTGCCGATAGTTTAAATAAACCTATTTCTATTGAAGAATATGCAAAGTTTTGTAAGAAATACAAAGATAAGTTTAAAACAATAATCAGCCTTGATGTGATTGGTGATGTTAAATTTAATATAAAAAGTGCAGATATGTCTTACAAAAACTTTAAATATTTAAAATCACAAAAAATAAATGCATTGCCTGTATTTCATCAAACAGAAGATTTTAAATGGCTTGACCTTTATTGTAAAAATTATGACTATGTTGGTTTGGGTGGAGTCGGGAATTTAGGAAACACAAGATGGATAGGAAGGTGGTTGACAAGAGTTTTTGCTCGTTATCCTAAACATAAATTTCATGGATTCGCTATTACTTCACCTTCTTTATTATTAAAGTTTCCTTTTTATTCAGTAGATAGCACTTCATGGACAATAGGTGGAAGATATGGTCAGATTTTGAAATTAAAAGATTTTGGGTTAAAATTAAACTACTTAAGAGTCAGTGAGAAAAAAGAAGAAATAAAAAGAACCTTTTTACACTCTAGTAATTTATTAGATAAAAAAGGGAAGAAAGCAGGTTTGCTTAGAAATCTACACAACGCAGAGGTTTTTGTTGAATTAGAAAAATTAATTACTCGTGTTTGGGAGAAAAGAGGAATTAAATATGACTGAACTTAAATACAACCATCAAGTAGCAATAATTGATATTAATAAAATAAAACCCAATCCCTATAATCCTAATATAATGGATGAGAAGCTATTTGAAGAAACAAAAAACAACATTAAAAAAGAGGGGTTGGTGGGAGCAATAATAGTTAGAAAAGAAAAAGATGAGTATATTATTATTGACGGAGAACACAGATGGAAAGCTGCTAAAAAACTTGAATATAAAGAAATACCCACTATCATTTTAGACAAAAATCTTCCAGAAGCAATGATTTCTACAATTAACTTCAACAAATTGAGAGGAGAATTTGATACACTAAAACTAGCAGAAGTAGTACACGAACTTAATAAGACTTATACAATAGAGGAATTAGAAAAAGAACTAGGGTATACTCAAGATGAATTACAGGGACTGGAAAATCTTTTAAAATTTGATTTCAGCCAATTTGAAAAAGAATCATTAGAATTAGATAAAGAAGATATTGCAGAATATAGATTTGAAGTTGTTTTAACAGATGAACAATATGAAACATTAAAAGCTACTTTAAAAATGGTAAACAAAAAAAATAATGCAGAAAAAATAAATGATATTTGTTTAAAATATATAAAAGATAACTATGAAAAAAATAATACATAAGATAATAACTGTTGATATAGAAAAAATAATTCCTAATAAATACAATCCTAATGTAATGGATAAAAAAACATTCGAGCAAACAAAGAAAAATATATTGAGAGAGGGATTAATTGGAGGAATTGTTTGTAGGAAAAATCCAGACAAAGAGGGTGAGTATATTGTTATTGATGGAGAACATAGGTGGAAAGCTATTAAAAGCCTTGGTTATAAAAAAGTACCTATTATTGTTTTAAATAAAAATGTTCCTGAAGCAATGATTTCTACGATTAATTTTAATAAATTAAGAGGAGTTTTCGACAACTTAAGATTAGCAAATGTTATTTACGAGCTAAATAAAACATATTCTTTAGAGGAAATAGAAAATAAATTGGGTTATACCCAAGATGAATTACAGGGATTAAAAAACCTTTCAGAAGTTGATTTTGAACAACTTGAAAAGGAATCAACTAATTTAAAAGAATATAAAGTTCCAGAAAATAGATTTGAAGTTCTTTTAAATAAAGAACAATATAAAACTGTCAAAAAGGCAATTGATATTACTGGTAAAGAAAATATGGCTGATGCTTTAATTATAATTTGTTTAGAATATTTAAAACATGGCAAAAGAACCTCTTGATACAGAAAAAATATTACCATCTCCTCAAAGTGTAACTGCTGTTGCCCAGAATATAAATCCAGACAATGTTAATAAAATAGCCCTACGCAGGGGAAAAGTAAGAGAATTAGTAAGAATGGGTTATGAGCCTTACCAAATACCATTAATTCTTGAAAAAGGAATTAAGGTAGGAAAAAATAAAATTATTACTGTTCCGATTTCTGAAACAATTGTAAAAAATGATGTTGAATATATAAGACAAGAAGATGCTTCGATAGATATTGATTTTAGTGAGAAGAGAGCAGAAATTTTAGACAAATTAAGATTCTTATATAATAGAGCAATAACTGAATATATGAATGCTAAGGGACAAGCAAGAAATAGTTTTATGAATACGGCCTTATCGGTTTTAAGTAAAATAACAGAAATAGAAGGAGTTAAAGCTCCTGAAAGTTTAGATATTAATTTAGGAGAAGAAGCAAAAATATCAAAATATGCTATCGAGCTTCATAAATTAAGCGAAAATGACAAATCTAATATTCTCACCGCAATTCGAGAAGTTCATAAAAAACGCCAACTGGAAAGAGATGGAAATTCTGGAGTTTCTAGCGGAAAACCCAGAATACCAGTACAAACCAGTGGGGATGAGAGAGTTCCTAGAAAGTCCTAATTTTGTTACCAAGCAAGACTCGGCACGACCTTATAATAAAGAACTTCTAATAGAAATATTTGATAGTGGTAAAAATCTTGAGTTTTTTGAAAACTTAGGAAAATATGAGGAAGTTCTTTATATAGCTGGCATTGGTTCTGGTAAATCCTATGTTTCTTCAATGGCAATAACCTATATTATTTATAGGTTGCTTTGTTTAAGAAATCCTCAAAAATACTTTCATTTTGCTAAAGGAACTAAAATTGCCTTTGTCAATATTTCTAAGTCTTTTACTCAAGCCAAAGATGTTGTTTTTGGTGAGATTAAAAATAGAATAGATAATAATCAATGGTTTCAAAACTTTTATCCTCCTGACCCAAGAATTAAGTCTAAAATAAGATTACCTAAAAATATTTTTATTCTTCCGTTGGGCTCAAATGAAGAATCTCCTTTGGGTTATAACATTTTTGGAGCAGTTATTGATGAAGCTTCATTTCATACTTCAACTAAAGATAAAGATTATGCTGAAGAAAGCTATAATCAAATTAAAAAGCGTATTCGTTCTCGATTTTTTTCTAAAGGAAAAACATTTATTATAACTTCACCAAGATATGTTTATGATTTTGCTGAGAAAAAATGGGAAGAAGAAGCAGATAATCCTAAAGTTTTTAAAAGAAGAACTCCTTTATGGGAAGCAATACCAGAGGAAATGTTTTGTGGACAGAAATTTGATTTAGGAAAATATGTTTCAAAATATAAGGGAAAAGGAGTAATGATACCAATAGAATACGAAGATGAATTTATAAAAAATCCTGAAAAGGCAATGAGGGATTATGGTGCTCAACCATCAATGTCAATTCAGGGATTTTTTAATGACCCTGACATTATTACTTCATATGCTAATTATAAAAGAAAACATCCAATTAGTCCTAAAACAGGAGATTTTTATGAATGGTTTTATAATCTGAAAAGCAGTGAAAGTTTTGATACTGATAAACGCTTTATACATATTGATTTAGGATTAAATAAAGAGGGAAAAGGAGATTGTGCTGGTTTTGCTATGGGAAAGTTTAATGGTTGGATAGAGCAAAGAAGTAGTTTGGGCAAAATGGAAAAGAAGCCAAAAATATTCATTGACTTTATGTTACAGATAAAGGCAAGACCAAAAGACGAGATTCAATTTGAGGAAGTTAGAAAACTTGTTTATAAACTTAGAGATATTGGTTATAATATTCATAAGATAACCTTTGATGGTTGGCAATCGACATTAGGTTCAACAAAGATAAAATTGCTTGATGGAACAAATAAAAGAATAGACGAAATAGATAAAAAAACATGGATTTATTCCTATGACTTAAAAAGAAAAGAGATAGTTCCTGCATTATGTCATCCCGCTATTAAAACAGGTGTTAATAAAAAGGTTTATGAGATTATTCTTGACAATGGCGAGAAACTGTATTTTACCCCTGAACATTTATTTTTAATGAGGGATGGTTCATATAAAGAAGTACAAGAGTTAAAGCCATGCAATAGCATAATGCCTTTATATACAGATTATTTAATAAGAAAAAATAAAACAGATACAAAACCAAGACGTTATGAAAAAATATTACAACCAGAAACAAATAATTGGGAGATGACTCATGATATGGTTGCTAGAAATATTTATGGGAAGAAATCTAAGAATAACGTAGTCCATCACAGAAATTTTAATTCAGAGGATAATAGACCATTAAATCTTGAATATCAGCACTATAAAAATCATCTTAAAATGCATAAGATGCTAACTCAAAAAGCGAATGAAATTAGATGGTCAAAAAAAGGCATGAGGGAAAAACAAGCCCAGTTAATGCGAGAAAGAAATAAGAAATTCAATCTACCCTCTTTACTAAAATCACCTACTAAAGAAATTGCTAAAAAAATAGCTTTGATAATTCAAGATAAGTGGGATAATGATAAAGAATATAAGATTAAAATGTTAAAAAGGCCTGTTTATTATGGTAAAAATTCGCCTCATTATAATCGACAAGTAGAAAATGAATTGTTATTAAAAATATGTTCAAGTAGTAATACTTTAAAAGAAGTTAGACAAAGATTAGAGTTAAAAAACAATCTTTTTATTATTAGAAGGTTAAAATCATTGGGTTATAAAGGATTCAGAGATTATAAATCACAAAAAAATCATAAAGTAGTTTCGGTTAAATTTTATAAATATGAAGATGTTTATGATATAGAAGTTCCTAAATATCATAATTTTGCTTTATCGGCAGGTATTTTTGTTCATAATTCAGTTGATTCTGTTCAAACATTAAAATCAGCAGGATTTAATGCGGACTTTCTTTCGGTAGATAGAAAAGCAGAAGCATATTATACATTGAAGGGGGCTTTACTTGATAAGAGATTAGATTTTTATTTTTATAAACCGTTTATTATAGAACTTCAACAATTAGAAGAAATAAAAGGAATGAAGATTGACCATCCAAGAGGAGGAAGTAAAGATGTTTGTTTAGCAGGTAATACAAAAATATCTTTATTAAATGGTAAGGAAGTCCCAATTAAAAAACTTGTTGGAAAATCAAAGTTTGAAGTTTATTCAGTTTTACCAAATGGACAAATTAAGATTGGAAAAATTGAGAATGTAGTTTGTACTGGGTTAAGAAAAGATATTTATCGTATTTGGTTAGATAATAATAAGCATATAGATTGTACTTCTAATCATCCTTTTTTATTAAGAAATGGAAGATATAAAAGAGCTGATAAATTAAAAATAAACGATAAACTAATGCCTCTATATAGAAAATTATCAATTACTAATAGCAAAACTGCTCTTAATGGCTATGAAATGATAAGACAAAATAATTCTGGTAAGTGGGTTTTTACGCATCAATTAGTAGCAAAGGATATTTTTGAGTTTACTTATAAGAATATGAAAAAGACAAGAAAGGTAATTCATCATAAGGATTTTGATAAAAGAAATAATGCCTCTGGGAATTTAGAAATAATGAGTTGGGATAATCATAGAGAATTACATAATAAAGTTGGGAAAACAAATTTTAAAATGTTATGGAAAAAGCCAGAATTTAGAGAAATTTGTAAGAAAAATTCAAGTAGAATAGGTAAAATAACTGGTCCAAGAAATATAACTAAATATAATAAATCTAAAGAGCGTATAGAAAAATTAAAAAGAATGAATTTATTTTCTCGGAATGGGACTAAAGTAATGAATAAACTTTGGCAAGACTTAGAATTTAGAAAGAGACATAAAGAAAGGTTAATAGGAAGTAATAATCCATTTGCTAGAAAAGACATAACGTTGGCTAAAATAATTTTTGTTGCTAAGAATGGTTTCTCGCAAAAGGAAATACTTGAAAAATTGCATTGTACACAAAAAGTATTACACAGAATATTAAGAGAAAATGAAATATCAAAACATGAATTTGGGCAAAAATATTATAAAAGCAAGTATTATAACCAGAAATATTTTAACCATAAAATCATTAAGATTGAAAAAATAAAACCAACAAAAGTTTTTGATATGAAAGTTAAAAAATATCATAATTTTGCCTTATCAGCTGGAGTTTTTGTTCATAATAGTGATGCGGTCGCTGGAGTTTGTTTTCATGCGGCGCAAGGTACGCCGGGCAGAGGATTTAAGATAATTGGATAAAACTTGCTTTTTTTAAAAAAAGGTTGTATATTTTTATTATAAACCATGAAATTCCCAAAATTCTTAGAAAAAACCGTTTTAAATAGTGAAAATGTTAAAGAAAAGGTAGTTCAAACTAAGAATGATATTAAAAAAGAATTGGAAAGGGATTTAAAGACACAATATAATAAGGAAGTTGTCAAAGCGGTTAATAAAGCATTAGAGGTAGCAAAAAAAGATTGGTCTTTAGATACTGCTAAAGCATTAGATAATAGGTTTAAAAGGTCAAGAAAATATATTTCTACTTCTGGTTATGGTGTAGGAAAATTCTTGGCTAATGCTTATCAATCTGGTAAAAATTATAACACCTTATCTACTTTATTCTCTGATTCTCCTGGTTCAATACAAGCCGCTCAAAGAATTCGTGATGGTGTTTTAGGTAGTGGTTATGTAATTAAACCATCAATTGAAGGTAAGAAGGGAAGTAAAAAAGATTTAAAGAAATTAATCAGGTTTTTTGATGCTCCTAATCCCGATGATACCATTGAAACATTATTGGGTGTTTGTGTTGAAAATTATTTAGCTTATGGGAATTTTTATTTAGAAAAAGTCCCCACAAAAAAAAGTGCAAAAAGAAAAATAAAACCAATGGAGGTTGCTGCTCTTTATAATCTTGACCCAGTAAAAATGACGATTTTGGTAGATGCTGCCAAAAAGAAAAAAGGTGTTTTAGAAAAAGTGGGGTATAAAAGAACAACAGAACAAAATAAAGCAGTAATTTATAATTTAGATGAGATTTTTCAAACAAGAAGGCCGAATAGAAGAGCGGATTTATATGGTAGAGCGGTTTTAGAAGATAACACAGCGACTTTACAATTACTTTTAAGAGCATTAACTTATAATATTAATATTTTGAGAAATGGTGGTCGTCCACCTATGCAATTAATACTTCCTGAAGATTCTACAGAAGCAGATGCGGATTCTGTCTCTGCTTATTATGAAAAGAATTATATGGGTCCCCACAATGCAGGAAAAACATTAGTTACATTTAAGGGGGCAAAAGCAGAGGCTTTGGGTATCACTCCTCAAGATATGGCTTATTTAGAGCTTCTTAGATATGGTTTAAGATTGGTTGTTGGACAATATGGTGTTCCTCTATTGCTTGTTGGTTTTCCAGAAGGAACAAATAGAGCTTGTTATTCAGCAGACACAGAAGTATTAACAGAGGATGGTTGGAAATATCATTGGGAAGTAGAAAAAGATGAAAAAATAGCAATTTTCAATCCTGATAATCAATCAGTTTTCTTTGAAAAACCAAAAAGTTTAGTTAAATATGAAGTATCTGAGCATCTAATCCATTTCCAAAATAAAAAAGGTGGAGATATTTTAGTTACTGAAGACCATACAATGTTTTGTAAGCAATCAAAAAGGGAATATAAAATTAAAAAAGCTAAGGAAATAGAACATCTAAAAAAAGTTATAATGCCATCAGCTCCTCATATGTTTAAATCTCACTATGAACCTAAAGAGATGTTTAAAGTTGAGGCTGTTTATCACCAAAATCATAAAGCAAATGAAAAAGATATAAATATTCCAATGACTAACTGGTTGGCCTTTATTGGATTATATCTTTCTGAAGGTGGTTTATTTGTTAAAGGTGAACAAAGTTATAATTATGTGATTACTTTTGCTCAATCAGATATCGTTAATAAAACGAAAGGGGAAGCAATAGATGGATTGATTTCATCTTTGCCATTTAGTTTTGTAAGAAATGCTAAAAGTAAAGATGGATGCAGAAGATGGTCAATACATGATAAAAATCTATGGACATATTTAAAAAACAATTGTGGTGGATATTCTCATCAAAAGAGAATTCCTAGAGAATTAATGAATTTACCAAAAGAAGCTTCAAGAATTTTATTTGACTGGTTAATGCTTGGAGATGGAACAATTGATAAAAGAAATGGTAGAAATTCAGTAAGTTATGCTACTAACTCAAAACAATTAGCAGATGATGTTCAAGAAATAGCTTTTAAACTAGGATTAAATACAAAAATAGTTTCTAACATAGATAAAAGAGGCAATAGGAAAGAACTATTTAGGGTTTTAATGTCTAAAAAAGTAGAAAAACATTATTCTTCTGAAGATAATACAATTTCAAGGGAAATGTATGAAGGAGATGTTTATTGTTTTTCAGTTTCAACTGGATTTTATGTAACTAGAAGAAATGGTTGTATTGCTTTACAAGGAAATACTGCTTCAGAGGCAAGGCGTTCTTTTTATCTAACCAATATTTACCCTTTAAGAAAACTTATTTCTCAAAAGATTACTAAAGAGATTATTCAACAAGGAATGGGTGTTGAGGGTTGGCGTTTAGATTTTAAAACTGCAGGAATTGAAGAATCAGAATCATCTCGAAGAGACTTTATGATGGCTTGGACTAAAGGATTATATACATTTAATGAGGCAAGAATTGCAATGGGATTATTACCGATTGACGAGGCTTGGGCTAATAAACATTATTTAGTCGGTAGTAAAAATGACTTTTTGTTATCAATTAAAGATGCTATTGGTAGAAAACCAGAAGGAAATAATTCTGAAACGAAAAATCCAAAACCTGAAAGGGGTAAGGGAGAAGAAAATCCAGAAGAAGATGAATCTTCACATGATTAAAAATAAAATTTGACTTTTGAAGTAAAATAATGTATAATATATAGTTAGAGGTTTAGTTAGGAGGTGAAGTAAAAAAATGCAACAACCAAATGTGCCAAATCCAAATCAGAGAATGGTTCGTGGTTTTATGAAGGTAAAATCTTTCATTTCCTCAGAAAATCCCTCACAAAAAGACTTAGAAGAATATGATAAAGGAATTAGTAATTTCTTTAAAACAATTGATAATCAAAAAAGATTCCTGAATGGAAGAAATTCTTATGCTGTTGGTAAAAAAGCGTACACCCTTGTTTGGTTTCTTGAAAAAATTCCTGATGAACCAGTAACTAAACCATTTGGAAATAAAGTAAAACCAGTTAAACCAATTATAAATGACAAAGATTCTAACACCAAAAAAAAGGGAAATTAATGAAACTGAAGAAGTAGTCTTGCCTTATGTCAAATGTGATATTTGTGGAAATTTTACCACAACGGGATTACATCAAATAAGGTTAAAAATGATAAAACCAGCCTATATGAAAAAGGTTGATGGTCAATGGAAAAGAATACCACCAGTAATGAAGAAAGTAGATGTTTATATGTGTACTAAGTGTGTAAAGGAAGGAAAAAAATGGCGAGGAACAAAACCAATATAAATAGACCTATTATAAATTTGATAATATAACATGGCAATAAAAAAAGTTGAATCAAAACCTAAAATACATTTACCTGATGGTTCTACTAAAGTGGCTGGTGAAAAGCAACAAAAACCATTGTTACAAATTACTTTACCTGCTCCACCAGAAGGAAATCTAAATTCTCCAGTACCTTATGGAAAACATAATTTATGTGCTCAAAAGAATTTTGAACAGGTGGCAAATATTGTTATGGCAATAATAAGCAATCAAAAGTTAATGGGACTTACTATTACCAAATTCAGTAAAAAATTAAAGGAATTAGAAAAGAATGATAAAAAAATAATGAAAAATATAGGAGAATTATTAAAGGAAAATAAAAATGTCAAATCAAATAATACTTAATCAAGAACAGAAGTTAAGGATAGATGCTTTTAAAGATAGATTAAAGAAACGAGAAATTTGGATTAATGGTCTAATTAATAATTCTCTTGTAGAAATCCTCTATACAAATATAATAAATCTTCAAGAACAATCTAGTGAGCTTCCTATGGCAATTGTGATTAATTCTAATGGTGGAACTTTTCATGAGGCGGTGGTAGCAACAGATTTAATGGGAACAAGTCCTTGTCTTATCAGAACAGTAGCCTTAGCAAATGCTATTTCTGGAGGATTTATTCTTTTTATGGGGGGCAGTGTGAGAATTTGCCATGATTATACTAATTTAATGATGCACTCTGCTGGATTTGGAATTATGGATAAAGTTCCTGATATAGAAAGAAAAGTGAAGCATATTAAATATTTTCAAGAAAAGTTAGCAAAATTTCTTTCCCAACAAACAGGAGGTAAAACAACTAAGGAATATTGGATAGAAATATTTGAAAGTGGAAAAGATAAATGGTTTTCTATTGAAGAAGCATTAAAATTAGGAATAGTTCATAAAGTAGTTAAAAGAAAATCCATGATAGATTCAACATTTAATGTAACTGAACCTTATATGTGGATATTAAAATGAAAAAAGCTGAATTAAAAGAGAAATTAATTAAAATATTATTAACTGAGAATATTCAAGCAACTTTCTCTGTTGCTAAAGCGATTGATGAATTTATTAATGTAGATGTTGATAAAGAAATAACTAGAGCTAAAAAGGAAATGTTGGAGAAAGTAAAACAAGCTAGGTTTGAACTAGAAGGAACGGAAGAAATGGTTAAACTTGATTTTATTCTTTACAAGATAGATGATTTAATCAAAGAACTAAACAATTATTTAAAAAATAACTGAGGGGTTTAATTATAGATTTGTTAAAAGAGGAAAATGAGGAAAAAATATGAAGAAAATTGAAGAAGAAAAACGAATAATAAGTTATGTCATTGTTACAATGATTTTAATAATGTTATTTTTGCTTTTTATTCTTATTACTTTATGGTTTGGTGGGAAAATAGCGTTAAGTGTAGTTATTGGATTAGCCCTTGTCTTTTTGTTCAACGCTTTATTAATGCTTTATTAAATGGTCTTGAAGAGAGAAGAAAATGAGGAAAATATAGATAATTATTTAAAAAATAACTGAGCGGTTAATAAAATGAAAGAATGTTGTTTTTGTCATGATTTAGAAGGACATGCTGAAAATGTCAGGCAATTATTGCCAGAATTAGGAGCAAAACTAATAGTAGCAGAAACTCCTCATTTACTAGCTTTTGGTGAAGCCTATCCAGTAGTTGATGAACCTCATTATCTTATAATTCCAAGAGACCATTATCAGGCTTTTAGCCATTTACCAGAAGAATTTGGTCAGGAGATGGACGGACTAGTTAAACACTTAGCCGATAGAGATTTTATAATGTTTGAGCATGGTGAGCTGGCTGATAAGGTTAAGGTTAGATCGGTTCTTCACGCCCATACTCATTTAATTCCTACTAATAGAAATATGCTAGCACAAGTAGTAGAAAAAACTAGACAGGCGGGAGTAATACCGCAGTATGTTCATTTTGACGGTCTTTCTACAATTAAGCAATTAAATAGAGTAGTTGATGAAAATGGCTATTTTATGTTTAGACAAGGTGAGCATGGTTTTTTTGTGCCTGAGGCTGGTCATGAATTACCATCACAGTTTTTCAGAAGAGTTATTGATGAGTTGACCGAACCAGAACAACCTTTTCTTGATTGGAAGGAATTGGATGATGAAAGTAAGATTATTTTTCAAAGAAGATTAACTAATTTAAAGGAGATTAAAAGATGAAATGCCCTTTTTGTGATTTAAAAAAACTAAAAGAAGAACATACTATTATTTTCAAGACAGAAAATTATATTTTCTTTAAGGATAAATTTCCTGTAGTTGAAGGTCATTGCCTTTTAATTCCTAAAAAGCACGTTAGAAAAGAAGAAGAATTGCCCGAAGGTTTTAAAGAATGTTCTATTAGAGCGTGGAGATGGGTGGAAAAACATTATTCTCAACCAGTTACTTTTGTCCACCCGCCTAAATTACAAAAGGTTTTTCATTATCATAGACATTTTATTCCTTCAAAAAATTTCAAAAGGGGTTTAATTATAGATTTGTTAAAAGAGGAAAATGAGGAAAAAATAGACAATTATTTAAAAAATGCCTGAGAGGTTAAAGGCATAGAAAGGGAAGATGAAGAAATATCATAAAATTCAATCAGTTTATTTAAGAGACCCCGAAAATAAGTTTAGGACATTTTTAGATGGTCAATGGTCAAGGCCTGAACTTGGTTATTTAAAAGATAATGTTTGGGTTTGGACTGAAAAAATTGACGGAACAAACATTAGAATCATGTGGGATGGTAAAAATATTATCTTTGGTGGCAAAACAGACAATGCTCAAATTCCCGCTTTTCTAGTCAATAGGCTTAACAAACTCTTTGAAGGAACTGCTAATAGAAAAAAAATGAAAGATATTTTTGGCGAGGAAGGCGAAGTTTGTCTTTATGGTGAAGGCTATGGAGCTAAAATTCAAAAAGGTGGTGGCAATTATATTCCTAATGGCCAGAACTTTATTTTATTTGATGTCAATATTGGAGGTATTTGGCTTGAAAGGAATAATGTAGAAGATATTGCTAATAAGTTTGAAATTAAAACTGTTCCTATTATTGGTAAGGGGGCACTAAAAGAAGCAATAGAATTAGTCAAAAAAGGCTTTGATTCAAAAGAGGGAAAGTTGATAGCAGAGGGATTAGTAATACGACCAGAAGTAGAATTGAAAGATAGACGAGGATATAGAATTATTACTAAAGTTAAACATAGAGATTTTTAAATGACTAACCTAATCCATTTATATTTTAAAGAAAGGAGTAATTCATGAAAAAATCAATCGTGATTGATGGTACAAAATATGTGCCAGCTAGTTCTAAAAAGCTCGCTAGTAAAAATAAAGGGCTTGATTATGTAATTCTAAGGACTTATTCAGCAGGGGTATTCGCTGGATATCTTAAAAGCAGGAAGGGTAAAGAAG